GTGCGCGAGCAGCTCACAGGCTCGCAGGACGACGCCGACCGCCTCGGCGTAAACCTCGTCGAGGACTTCGTCGACGATGACCGTTCGGCTTCTCGCTTCCGCGACCGCGAGCGCGAAGAGTTCGAGCGCATGATCGAGTGGATCGAGCAGGGCAAGCTCGACATTGTTTTCGCGTGGGGGTCCAGCCGACTCCAGCGCGAGCTGGACGTGTATACGCGACTGCGTAACGCGTGTGCGAAGCACGGCGTCTTGTGGTGCTACGGCGGCAAGGTCTACGACCTGTCGAACAAGGACGACCGTTTCCGCACGGGCCTCGACGCTCTGATCGGTGAGCGCGAGGTCGACGAGCTGCGCGACAACGTCAAGCGGACGTTGCGCGCGAACGCCGTCACTGGCCGGCCGCACGGGATCTCTCCGTACGGGTACCGGCGCGTGTACGACGAGAAGACGGGCGCGTTCCTGCGTGAGGAGAAGGACCCGCAGCAGGCGCCCATCGTCAAGGAGATCTGTATTCGGGTCGCGAACGGCGAGGCGTACAAAGCAATCGCGGCGGACCTCATGAAGCGTTGCGTACCGGCGCCGGCGCTGCGCTGGACCAAGGGCATGGTTGTGCGCCTGTCTCGGTTCCAAACGGTGGTTGCGGCGCACGTGGCGCTGTTCGAAGAGGCTGCGGCGCGGCTTGCTCGGGGTGAGGAGAGTCTCGCGATTGCGCAGGACTTCAACGAGCGTGACGAGCCTCTGATCGCTGCTGTTTGGCATGGGGCGACGATCAAGGACTTTGCTACTGACGTCCGGTACACCGGGGCCCGTACGCACCATGGGGTCGTGACGAGTGACGGCGCGTGGCCGAAGATCGTTTCGAAGCGGATCTATCTCAAGTGCCAGTCCGTGATCAAGGCGCGGGCGAGCAAGTCGACCAACTCTCGGCCCGGCATGGCGCGGTATCTCCTGTCGGCGATCATGGGCTGCTCGGAGTGCCGCGTGCCGGTGGTCTCCAATCCGACGGATTGGGGGATGAACTACCAGTGCAAGACCAGGGGGGAGAACGGCGCCACGGGGTATCACGTCAGCGGGAAGCAGGAGCCGATCGACGCGTACGTGCTCGGCGAGCTGTTCGGGTGGCTGTCCTCGCCTGACTTCGTCGAGGCGTACACCGCGGGCGACAAGGAGTTGCAGGAGAAGATCGCCGAGGCCGAGGCCGACGCCGAGCTGCTCAACACGCGGTTGGTCGAGTTCCGCGACAAGGCCATCGCGGGCGAGCTGTCCGCGGACAGCTTCGCGGCGATCGAGGCCGGTCTCGCCCCGAAGATCGCCGAGGCCGAGAAGGTCGCCGCGTCGCTCCGGACGCCTGACGTGGTGAAGGATCTCGTTGCCCCGTCGCGCAAGGAAGTCGAGGGGGCTTGGAAGCGGCTCACGCTTCCGCAGCAGCGGCTCGTCATCGAGTCGTTGCTCGAAATCAAGCTGCACCCTGTCGGGAAGGGCCGGCACAGCCGGGCGGGGGTTGCGATCAGCTCGTACGTGACTGTGGTCCGCAAGTCGTTGCGGCCGACCGTGACGGAGCAGGGGCAGCTCGCCAAGGCTGCGTGAGAGGACGGACAGCGGAAGGGCCGCGCGGCGGATGCCGTGCGGCCCTCTTCGTTACCTGCGCCTTCCGGCGCTATCGGCCTCGGGTGCGCGTACCTCGCCTGATTCGGCGTCCGAGTGGGGGGCGAGGCCGTTCAATGCTTGCTGGAGGCTTGCCGCACCTGTGGGGGTGATGTGGCGGCCGTCCATATCGATCGTGAGTCCGTGTTCGGTGGCGCGGACTACGGTGATCGCTCCGGTATCGAGTTGGGTGCGGATGACGCGGATCAAGGTGGTGCCCCCCTCGTGGCATGACGAACCTCGACTCGAACATGTGCACGAGTCAAGGCGCCCGAACCACCTTACTCATCCCAACACCGCAGGTCACGCGCATACGACGCGGGGTGATCATCTAGGAAGACGAGCGATCACCCTCGGAAAGTTCCGGCGGAAGGTCACCCGCCGCATAGCGCCGCAGGAGCGCCTCGACCTTCGGCATGTCCTTGCGCCCCATGCCCGGGGCGTGGACGACGACGACGGTCGTCTCGTCGTCGCTCATCTCGAACGGGTCGTCGGCGACTAGTCCGCAGTATTGCTGTGATGCGGCGATTCGAACGTCGCGCTCGGGCCGGCCGATGGCCGCGGCGACTGCACCGACGACGCCGGGCGAGAGCATGATCGACTTGTTCGCCGCTATGCGGTGCAGAGTCGTGTATCCCACCTCGACCCCGGTGGTCGGGTCGATCGCCCGCGCGGCGAGCTTGCGATACGAAAGCCCCGTCTCTTCTCTCGCAGCGCGCAGCAGATCCCCGAACGGGGTGCCGTACGGAGCGCGGAAGGGGGTGTCGGTCTCCGACACTCTCTTACTCCTGTTCTTGTTGCATAACTCGAACACTCTCATCTAATCAGCCATTGCCCCGAACTGCACATCGAAGTAACTCGTTGACGTGCACTTTTCGGCCGCCTACGGTTGCCGTTGTTCGACATCTGCAACAACCAACCGGGCGCTATGCACCGCTTCGCGCCCTTGGCTGTTCGAAATCTGCAACAAGCGGAGGGGGAGCCGTGACCGCTGATGAGACGCCGCCCGAGCCGGACGACGACGGGTCGCCGAGTGCCGAGCAGATCGACTTGATCCGCCGACTTCTCGCCCCGCACATACACCGAGCACGAGCCGAACAGCAGTCCGCAGCGTGAGGAGAGAACAGCACGTGAGCATCGTTGAGTTCGTCGGTCCGCCGCCCAAGCAGCGGAACACCAAGCACGCCGTGATCGCCGCCGATCTTCGGGCGCACCCGAACGTGTGGGGCGTGGTCGGGAAGCCGGCCAGCATCACCCGAGCAGCGTCCGCAGCGCAGGCCATCCGTAACGCGCGCCTTCCTTCCTACTCGCCCGCAGGGTCGTTCGAGGCGGTCGCCCGCACGATCACCTCGGGCGGCTCGACCGAGCACCGCGTGTATGCCCGCTACGTCGGGGGTGGGCAGTGAGCAGCGCCTCGACGGCGCCGCTCGTCACCCCCACGGGGGTTGTCGTCGCCCCGCCCGACCTCGACCGCGAGCAGTGGCTGACGGTGCGTCGTACGGGAGTTGGCGGCTCCGAGGTCGCCGCGATTCTGGGAATGAGCAAGTACACGTCGCCGACCGAGGTCTACCTCGACAAGGTCGGCGAGCTGCCGCTCGACCGCCCGCTCGATCCCGTCCTCGCCGAGGCCGCGTTCTGGGGGCACGAGCACGAGCCGACCGTCGCCCGCGTGTTCTCGGCACGGACCGGCCTCGGGATCGTCGAGGGTCCGGGAACGCTCGCGCACGTCGAGCGCCGTTGGATGCTGGCGAACGTCGACCGGTACGTGCTCGACGAGGGCGCCTCGGCGCCGTCGAGCCTGCTGGAGATCAAGACCCGTAGCGCGTTCCAGCTCGACGAGTGGCTGCTCGGCGTGCCGGACGGGCCGGCGCTCCAGACGCATTGGTACCTCGCCGTCACCGGGTACGGGCATGCGCACGTCGCTGCCCTGCTCGGCGGTAACCGGCTGCTGATTCACCGCGTCGAGCGCGACGAGTCCCTCGTCGATCACCTCGTCGAGATCGTCGGCCGATTCTGGCAGGGCGTGCTCGATCGCGTTCCGCCGTCGATCGACGGTTCCGAGGCGACAGAGTCACTGCTCGATCACCTCTACTCGGTCAAGGCCGGGGGTGTGACCGTCGCCGACCCTGCCGAGGTGCTGCCGCTGCTGGAGCGCCGCCGCGAACTGAAAGCACGCGAGCAGCGGACCGCCGACGAGCTGCGCGAGGTCGACAACCGCCTGAAAGCCACGGCCGGCGAGGCCGAGGTCGTCAAGACGCAGGGCGCCGTCGCGTTCACGTGGAAGCAGAACGGGCCGCTCTCGCAGAAACGATTCAGTACCGCGCATCCCGACCTCGCGCAGCAGTACACGCACCGCGTCGACACGCTCGATACCGCGCGCCTCGCCGCCGAGCGCCCCGACGAGTTCCGGGCGCACCGCGCCCGACGCCTCGTCGTCCCGAAAGAGAGTTCCGCAGCATGAGCGCCAACCTTGCCGACCGCGTCGCCGCCCGCACCACGCAGACCCGTACGCCCGCCGTCCCCGCCACCCGAACCGCGCAACCGGTTATCACGCTCGTGCAGTTCGTGCAGCAGATGCGCCCGGAGATCGAGCGCGCGCTGCCCGCGCACATGGGCGGCGCCGACCGTATCGCCCGCATCGCGCTTACCGAGCTGCGCAGGGTCGAGCACCTCGCCGAGTGCAGCCGCGAGAGCTTCGCCGGCGCCCTGATGACCTGCTCGGCCCTCGGTCTGGAGCCGGGCGGTGTGTCGGGCGAGGCGTACCTGCTGCCGTTCTGGAACAAGAAGATCCGCGGGTACGAGGTACAGCTCGTCATCGGGTACCAGGGCATGATCAAGCTGTTTTGGCAGCACGCCCTCGCCGCCGGCCTCGACACCGGCACCGTGCACGAGGGCGACACGTTCGAGTACGAGTACGGCCTCGACCCCAAGCTGCGGCATGTCCCCGCGCGCGGCTCGGCCAAGGGTCCGGCGACGCACTACTACGCCGTTGCTCGACTGGCCAACGGGGGGAGCGCGTTCGTGGTGCTCGACGTCGACGACGTCGAGGCGATCCGCAAGCGGAGCAAGGCGAAGGATTTCGGTCCGTGGTCCACGGACTATGACGCGATGGCCTGCAAGACGGCCGTACGGCAGCTCTTCAAGCTGCTGCCCAAGTCTGCCGAGTTGGCGCGCGCGGTGGCCCACGACGGAACCGTGCGGCGCGATGCCTCGCCGGAAGGTCTCGACACGCCCGGGGAGTACATCGAGGGCGAGATCGTCGAGCAGTCGTTCGCCCCTGGCGGCGAGCAGCTGGCGGTCGAGGATGTGCCCTCGCAGTTCGTCGGATGGCCCGAGGCGGCCGAGGCGGGCGCCGCATCGGTCGGTGCGTGATGGGTGCGGACGGGCCGCGGATCGGGTCTCTGTGCTCGGGTTACGGCGGTCTCGACATGGCGGTGCAGTCGGTGCTCGGCGGCTCGGTGGCCTGGCACGTCGAGAACGATCCCGGGGCCTCGGCGATCCTCGCGCATCACTGGCCGGACGTGCCGAACCTCGGCGACCTGAAAGCCGTTCGGTTCGACGACCAGGCCGACGACCAGGCCGACGGGGTCGACATCGTGACCGCCGGTTTCCCGTGCACCGATGTGAGCGTCGCAGGCAAGGGTGCGGGCATCGCCGAGGGCACCCGTTCGGGCCTGTGGCTGCACGTGGCCCGGTCCATTCAAGCCCTACAACCCCGATTGGTGGTGATCGAGAATGTGCGCGGACTTCTCTCGGCGACGGCCGATCGCGGCATGGGACCAGATGACCCGGTTGTGGATGCGCACTCCGGAACTCCCCGAACTCTTCGCGCTCTCGGCGCCGTTCTCGGCGACCTGGCCGGCCTCGGGTTCGATGCGGAATGGTGCTGCGTTCGCGCTTCGGAGATCGGCGCTCCCCACCAGCGTGAGCGCGTATTCATCGTCGCGTGGCCTGCCGACACCCGTCGCAGCCGACGCGGAGCGAGGACCGGACTACGCACGGGCGAACCGTCCCGGAGCGGGTGGCAGCGACCTCGTGACGTTCATCGCCCGCCTGCTCCCGACACCGATCTCGACTCGACACGACGACGGGGTCGAACTGGAGTTCTGGACTGCTCGGCGCGAACGGATGCGGGATCGGTACGGGGTCGGGATCGGAACCCCTCCCCTGCCGCTGCTGCTGCCGCTGCTTTCCAGTGGGGCCCCTACCGCCCCGCCGTCGAGCAGTGGGAGCGACTCACCCGTACCGCTCCGGGGGCAGTTGACGATCGAGGTCGCCACACGCCCGAGTTCGTCGAGTGGATGCTCGGCCTTCCCGAAGGCCACGTGACCAGCGTCCCCGGTCTCAGCCGCAAGGCCCAACTACGGGCACTCGGGAACGGGGTCTGCCCGCCGCAGGCCGAGGCCGCGCTGCGGCTGCTCCTCGACCGGGCCGGCCTGCTCCTCGCCGCATGAGGTGCCGGCACTGGGACGGTCCGGGGCGCCGCTACTGCCTCGCCCCGGGCGCCCGCCGGTACCTGCCCGGCTTCCGCTGCCCGCTGCACACCCCCGCCGCCCTCGCCGGACGGCCCGAGCCGGGCACCCCACCCCCGCAGATCAGGAAGGAGTCACCCCGTGGCGTGGTTCAAGATCGACGACAGTTCGCACATGCACCCGAAGATCGTCAAGGCCGGTAACGCCGCCCTCGGTCTGTGGGTGAGGGCGGGCGCCTACTCCGCGCAGCACCTCACCGAGGGCACCGTGCCCGCCGTGGTCGCCCGCCAGTACGGGACCGCCCCGCAGGCCCGGAAGTTGGTCACGGTCGGTCTGTGGCACGAGCACGGGCACACCTGCCCGCGCTGCCCGCAGCCCCCCGTCGGCGACTTCATGGTGCACGACTTCTTCGAGGGCGGGCGCAACAGCACCCGGGCGCAGGTCGAGGCCAACCGGGCCGCCGCCGCGGAGCGCAAGGCGAAGAGCCGCACGCGAAACGAGGCCCGAACCGTCGACGAATCGGCCGCGGATCGTGCGCGAAACGAGCGCGGATCGGCGACGAATCGAGAGCGAAACGCACCCCCGTTTCAGGAGGAGTCCGCAGGTCACGAGGGTGTGTCACACCGTGACGCCATCGATAGCGTCACAGGCCCCCAAGCCAACACCAATCCTTACCCCTCTACTTCCTTCGGAAGTAGAGGAGAACAAGCTAGCCCCGACGGACCCCGGATCGCCGAGCCCGTACGGCCCCTCGTCGACGCCATGAGCGCCGCCGGAATGGTCGTCTCCTGGGAACTCTCCTCCGCCGAGTGGCTGCTGCTGCACGCCCTGATCGAGCGGTGCGGCGTACAAGTCCTCGTCGACCACGCCGGCGGCGCCTGGCAGGCCGCACGCACCCGCCCTCGCTCCGCCCGCTACTTCGTCTCGGGGTGGCGCTCCCTGCCAACCCCGCCCCCGCGCGCCCCCGGGGCCGGCCCGAACGTCGTCCCGCTCAACCCCGGCGCCGCCCGCCCCTCGACCACCGATCAGCGGGTGCGCGCCGGCCTCGACCTCGCCGCCCAACTTCGCGAACAGGAGAACGCCCAATGACTCCCGCAGACGCCGCGGAACTGCTGACCTTCTGTGCCGCATGGGATCAGCGGACCATCGGAGAATCCGACGCCCGCGCATGGGCCTACGCTCTGCGCAACGTCCCCCTCGACGACGACACCCGGCAGGCCGTTGCCGACCACTACGGCGTCACCAAGGACCGGGCGACCCCGGCCGACGTCCGTCGCATCCGTACCCGTATCCGTGAAACCCGGATCGGCGCCGCCCACCCGGTCTACAACGGCAACCCGACCGAGACCGGCGCCGAGTTCGCCGCACGCCGCCGCGCGCAGCTCACCGCCGCGGCCGACGGCACCCTGCCGCCTCAGTCCATCGGGTACGCACTCGACGCCACCCCGCCGCGCTCCGTCCTCGCCCTGGCCGCGGGAGTCGGCCGCCCCGTCGACGACGAGCCGCGCCCGTACATCAGCCCCGAGCAGCGGTCCGCGATCCGCTCGACCCTGCCCAACCAACGGGCCACCCTGCCCGCCCTCGCCGTCTCCTGCCCGGTCGAGACCTGCCGAGCAGCACCTCGTCGCCTCTGCAAGCGCGGCGCAGGGGTCGAACTGCGCGCCACCGTCCACGGCCGCCGCCGCGACGCGCACGCCGTCCAGTTCGCCACCTGCCCCGAGTGCGGCGCCGACCCCGGCCGCCCCTGCACCGGACCCGAGCCACACCCCGCCCGCATCCGAGCAATCGCGGCCGAGGGCGACGAGGCCGAGCAGCACCGCCTCGCCCGCCTCATGTCCACCCCGCCCACCCCGCGAGAGAACCGCGCCCGTCACACCGCCGGAGGAATACGCCGATGACCCCGCCCGCCGCCCGCGCCTCGATCGCCGCCCACCTGACCGACGCACTCGACGTGCACCCCCACCTCGCCACGCTCACCGCCGCATCCCTGCTCGACCGCCTCGCGATCGACGGATGGGAGATCAACAGCAACCACTACGCGCGACCGGTCGCGCCTCGCGCGCGGGAACCGCGCGCTCGGCGCTCCCTCGTCCGGTGGTTGCGCCGTGCCCGTACGGACGGAGAGACGACCGCATGACCTCGGCCCTGCTCGCCCTCGTCGGCGCGCTCGCCCTTGTCCTCGTCGCCGCCCTCGTCGGTTCCCTGCGGCTCGGCGGTCGCCTCGACCGCGAGGCGCGCGCCCTCGTCCGCCGTCCCTGCCCGATCCACTGCACCGCCTGCTCGTCGGCCGCCCGCCGAGCCTCGAACGGAGACACGCCCGCATGACGCTGCACGCCCGTACCCGTACCGACTCCCGCCGCGGCCGAGTCCTCGTCCGCGAACTCACCCGCGAGGCCCGTCGCGAGCGCTTCCTGCTGCTCCTCGCCCGCGCCGACCGCGGCGTGCTCACCCCCGAGGACTGCGCCGCCCTGCGCGCCGACGTCGAGGCCGAGGTCGCCGAGAGCGACACCCACCGTCGCAGCGCCGGCGGACAGCAGGCAGCAGCGATGCGCCTGCACAAGCGGATCGAGGCCGCCGAGCAGGCCCTCGTCGAGACCGAGGCCGACCGCGACCTCGCGCTCGCCGACGCCGAGGCCCTGCGCGAGCAGCTCGTCGAGCACCAGGCCGTCACCGAGGGGGACCGATGAACCAGACCCGAGCCATAGATCAGACCGTCGCCGCCCTGCGCCTCGTGCGCCGCAGGTGGGGCGTGCTGCTCGCCGCCGTCGAGGCACCGCCCACCGCGGCCGACTGGCCCCCGAGGGAGACGACCGCGTTCCTCGACAAGGTCGCCGAGGTGCCCCTGCTCGTCGAGGACCGGGAGCCGTACGCCCTGCGCGCGCACCCCGCGCCGCTGAACCTCGACGCCCACGATGCCGTGGTCGCCGTCGAGAACCTGCTGTTCGACCTCGCCGACACGTGCGCCGCCGTGACACAGGAGCACACCCCCCTCGACGAGCTGCACCGCTGGAACTACCGCACGCAGCGCGGCCCCGGATCACGGGCGCAGGGCGCGCACTGGGCAGGTGTGTACGTCGAGGGACGCGTGCTCGGCGAGCAGACCGACGGGCCCGAGCCGCTGTTCGCTCCCCTGCCCGGGTGGGCGCTGCACGAGGCGCACCGCGTCGCGAGGCAGTGCGCCGACCGCGTACTGCGCACCCTGCGCCACGACGAGCGGGCGGCGAGCAGCCGCTACCCGTGCCCGTGGTGCGCGTCCCCCCTCACCCTGTACTCGGCGTCGGGGGACGTGCAGCGCATCACCTGCTCGGGCGGTCCGTCCTGCTCGGCGCCGGCCCCCCTCGACCTCGACGGACACCGGGTGTGGGAGCGGTCCGACATGGGCCCCCTGCTCGCTCGGTTCGCCGTCGCGATGGAGTCGGGAGAGACCCGCAACGAACAGGCTTGCGTCGTTATCGGTTCGTGACCTATTGTTCGAGGCGTCTCCGGCGTGCCCGGAAACCCCCCGATCCCGTACGCCCCGCCGCGCACCCCCCCTGCGGCGGGGCGTACTCATGTCCGCCCGGGAGGTGAGCCAGTGCCCGAGCCGATCCGCGAACGCGACCGCGAGCAGGTGCGCCGCCTCCACTCCGAGGGCAAGAGCCGAAACGAGATCGCCCGACTCACCGGGCGCAGCGCAGCGACCGTAAGCAAGATCGCCAAGGCCGAGGGGCTCACCTTCTCCGGGGGCGCCCGCGTCGCCGCCGCGACCGAAGCCCGACGAGCAGACGCCGCCGCACGCCGCGAGCAGCTCGCCGACGAGGCCCTCGACGGCGCCCTCGGCCAAGTCGCCCGCACCGTCGGCGCCGAGACCGCGCGCGACGCCCGCGACCACGCCACCGCCGCCCGCGCCCTCACCGAGGTACACGCCCGCGTCGCTGAACTCGCCCGCCACAGCGGCAACGGGAGCAGCGGCGGCTCGATGCTCGACCGCCTCGCCGACGCCCTGCTCGGGCCCCCGGCCGGAGGTGACCGCGAGGGGGTGTAGTGACCACCCTCGCCCCGCTCTCCCCCAAACAGGTCGACTCGATCCGGGGCGCCACCGCCCGTATCAACCTGTGGCACGGCAGCGTCAGGTCGGGAAAGACAATCGCAAGTCTCGTCTGCTTCCTGCTCATGATCCGACGCGCCCCCGCCTCGGGCCTGATCGTCATCTGCGGTCGGTCACTCCAGACGATCGAGCGGAACTGTCTCGACGTCCTCGCCGACCCGACGCTGTTCGGCGACGTTGCGGCCGAGGTCCACCACACCCGCGGCGCCACAACCGCCGTGATCCTGGGGCGCGTCGTGCACCTCGTCGGCGCCGCGGACGCGCGCGCCGAGGGACGCCTGCGCGGCATGACCGCCTCGCTCGCCTACTGCGACGAGGTCACGCTGCTGCCCGCCGCGTTCTTCCGGCAGCTCCTCGCCCGCCTCTCGGTCCCCGGGGCAAAGCTGATCGGGACCACCAACCCGGACAGCCCCCGGCATTGGCTGCGGACCGACTACCTCGACCGCGCCGGCGACCTCGACCTCGCCGCCTTTCACTTCCGCCTCGCCGACAACCCCTCGTTGAGCGAGGCATACGTCGCCGCGCTCGCCGCCGAGTTCACCGGCCTTTGGCGCCGGCGCATGATCCTCGGCGAATGGGTCGTCGCCGAGGGCGCGATCTACGACGCCTACGACGAGGCGCTGCACGTCGTCGACGAGCTGCCCCCGATGCGCCGCCATTGGGTCGGCGTCGACTACGGCACCGCGAACCCCTTCTCGGCGCTGCTGCTCGGCCTCGGCGACGACGACCGGCTGTACGTGGTGAGCGAATGGCGCCACGACTCCCGCGCCGTACACCGCCAGATGACCGACGCGCAGTACTCCCGCGCCGTCCGCGACTGGCTCGGCGAACTGGACGTGATCCCGGAATGGACGTTCATCGACCCGAGCGCCGCGAGCTACTCGAATCAACTGTGGGCCGACGGACACCCCGGCGTCACCCGCGCGGTGAACGACGTGATCGACGGAATCCGCAGCGTCTCGAACGCCCTCGACGCCGGCCTGCTGCGCATCCATCGCTCGTGCGAGGGACTGCTCGGCGAACTCCCCGCCTACGTGTGGTCGGAAGAGGCCGCCGCCCGCGGTGAAGACAAGCCGGTGAAGAAGGACGATCACAGCGTCGACGCCCTGCGCTACGTGATCCATTCGACGGCGCACGAGTGGCGCCCCCTGCTCACGCAAGCCGCATAACCCAACCCGACCGACCACGGCCCCCGCCGCCGAGTCGGCGCGGGGGCTTTGCCATGCCCAAAGGGGACCGCCCGTGCGCGCCGACTGGACCGACCGATTCCTCGACCGCATCACCGACACCCCGGCCGGCTGCTGGCAGTGGACCGGCTACCTCATGCCCAACGGATACGCCCGCTTCACCATCAACGGCGAACGGCAGTACGCGCACCGCGCCTCGTACGCGGCGCTCGTCGAGCCGATACCCGAGGGCTTGGTGATCGACCACCTGTGCCGCAACCGCGGGTGTGTGAACCCCGCCCACCTGGAACCGGTCACGCAGCGAGTCAACGTCCTGCGAGGTGAGTCGCACGTCGCCGCCCGCGCGCGGCAGACCGCGTGCATCCACGGTCACCCGTTCGACGAGGCCAACACCTACCGGGCAGGCAACGGCACCCGCAAGTGCCGTGTCTGCCGCACGGCCGCGCGCGCCCGCGCCCGTGCGCGCACTCGGAGCAGGACGGGGGTGGACTGTGCCGCTGCCTGACAACAACACCCCCTGGCCCCCGCCGCACCTCGCACGCACCCTCGCCGAGATGCGTGTCGACGACGCTTGGTACTCCGGCGACGCGGCCAAGCTGACGGCCGTATACGCCCGCAACCCGACCCGCAGGAACGGCGTAGCTCGCCTGTGGGGGCGCCACCGTGCTCCGCAGGCGGGCAAGCGCGACGGCCGCCTGCACATCCCCCTCGCTGGCGACATCGCGACCGCGAGCGCCGACCTGCTGTTCAGCGAACCTCCCGTGTTTACCGTCGCAGACACCGCGACTCAGGACCGGCTGAACGAGTTGAGCGACGCCGACGGCATCGCGAACACCCTGCTCGAAGGGGCCGAGGTCGCCGCCGCCCTCGGCGGCGTGTACCTGCGGATCACGTGGGATCGCTCGCTCGTCGACCGGCCGCTGCTCACCACCGTGCACGCCGACTGTGCCGTGCCGGAGTTCGCGTTCGGCCTGCTGCGCGCCGTGACCTTCTGGCACGAGCTTGCCTCGGACGGCGCGAGCGTGCTCCGCCACCTCGAACGGCACGAGCGCGGTCGCATCCTGCACGCCTTGTACCAGGGCACCGCCGACAACCTCGGCCGACGCATACCGCTCACCGAGCACTCCGCGGTCGCCCCGCTCGCCGAGTCCCTCGGCCCCGACGGCGAGTCGATCGAGACCGGCATCGACCGGTTGACCGCCGCCTACGTCCGCAACATCGGCCCCAACCGCAAGCACCGCGGCTCGGACCTCGGCCGCTCGGACTACGCCGCCCCGTTGTACGACCTGCTCGACGCGCTCGACACGACATGGACCTCGTGGATTCGCGACATCCGCCTCGCCCGCGCGCGCCTGATCATTCCCGACGCCTACCTGCGCGACCACGGTCCCGGCCGCGGCGCCTCGTTCGACGACGATCGGGAGATTTGGCAGCTCCTGAACATCCCGCCCACCGAGCAGGGCGGCATCACTCTGTCGCAGTTCGCGATCAGGGTCGAAGAGCACGAGAGGTCGGCCGAGGCGACCACCCGGCAGGCCGTGCGGTCGGCCGGCTACGCCGCGCAGACCTTCGGCATCGACGACCAGGGCGCGGCGATCACCGCGACCGAGGTCAAGGCCAAGGAGCGCCGGAGCATGACCACCCGCGGCAAGAAGATCCGGTATTGGTCGCCGCCCCTGGGCGAGATGCTGCACGTCATGCTGCTGCTCGACCGGCTGCTGTTCGGTCGGGGCATCGTGCCCGAGCGTCCCCGGATCGCGTTCGGTGGCACCGTGAGCGAGGACCCGACCACCCTTGCGCAGACCCTTTCCCTGTACCAGCAGGCGCAGGCCGTAAGCGTCGACACCAAGGTGAGGATGATCCATCCCGATTGGGACGAGGACGAGGTGCAGGCCGAGGTCGCCCGCATCCTCACCGAGACCGGGCAGGCCGTGCCCGACCCCATGCAGGCCGGCGCGCTCGTCTGACCGTGTGAGGGGGTGCTCGTGCCCATCCACCCCGGCATGGTCGAGGATCTGTCGGCCGGTGTCCGCGACCTCTATGCGGACGCCGAGCAGCGGCTGCTCGGCATCGTCGCCCGGCAGCTCGCCGACGGGTTCGAGGCCCCGGGGTGGGCGACCAACAAACTGCGGGACGTGCAGGCGCTGCGCCGCGGGGCGCAGGGTGTCGTCGACGCCCTCGCCGAGGCGACGCGGTTGGAGGTGTTCGACGCCGTCGCCGAGGCGTACAACGTCGGCGCGCGCTCCGGCCTCGCCGAACTCGGCGCGCTGCACGATGCGGACCTGCGGCGGATCGCCGAGACCACGCCGAACACGAGGGCGGTCGACCGCCTCGCCGCCGAGACCCTCGATCTCGTCACGGCCACCCACCGGGGGATTCTCCGAGGCGTCGAGGACGGGTACCGGCAGGTGATCGCCGAGGTGTCGGCGACTCCCCTGCTCGGCATCGACACCCGCAGGCAGGCCACCCAATCCGCCATGGACCGGTTTGCCGACCGGGGGTTGCGGACGTTCGTCGATCGCGGCGGGCGCGCGTGGCAGATGACGAGCTATGCCGAGATGGCCGTGCGGACGGCGACCGGCAGGGCCGCGGTCGAGGCGCACGGCGACAAGCTGCGCGCCGCCGGCCTCGACCTCGTGATCGTCAGCAACGCCCCGCACGAGTGCCCCGTGTGCAAACCGTTCGAGGGCAAGGTACTGAGCCTCGCCGGACCGGGCGGCGCCCGCACGGTCGAGGTCGAGCACGCCGTCGAGGACGGCCGCACCGTGCAGGTGCACATCGAGGGCAGCCTCGACGAGGCCCGGCAGCACGGTTTCCAACACCCCAATTGCAGGCACTCGGTCGCTGCCTACCTGCCCGGGGTGACCCGGCCAGCGGTCGAGGCGTCCGAGGACCCCGACGGATACGAGGCCACCCAACGGCAGCGCGCGATCGAGCGCGGGATCAGGAAGTACAAGAACCGTTCGGCCGCAGCGACGAGCCCCGAGGCTCGTCGGGCGGCCGAGGCCAAGGTGCGGCAGTGGCAGGCCAAGCAGCGCGCCCACCTCGCCGAGCACCCCGAACTCATCCGCCGCCGCGAGCGCGAGCAGCCCGGCGCCGGCAACCTCCCCTCGACCGCACCGCGCCCGCCGCAGGACGCGATCGAGGCGGCGCGCGTCCGCTCCGGCGACGAGCGCACCCTGCCCGAGATGACCGACGAGCAGCTCGGCGCCGCGATCCGGCCCGGCGTGCTCGATCAGCGCGACCTCGACCGCATCCGCGGCGAGGCCGACCGGCGCGACGAGCAGGTGTTGCTCGACCGCATCCGTCCGCAGGGCCGCCTCGTCGACAACCTCGCCGAGTTCAGCGACGACGAACTCGCCGCCGTCGCCGTCCACCTGGGCGACGACGACATGCTGCGGATCATGGGCGAGATGGACCGCCGCGACATCGACGCCGCCATGCCCGGTATCCGCCGCGACCTCGTCGGCATGTCCGAGCGTGACCTCGCCGCCCGCGCCCGCCACGTCGAGGACGACCGGGCGGCGATCGGCGCCGAGATCCACCGCCGACGCGCCCTTGCCGAGCTGTTCCCTGGCGGGCGCCTCGCCGGCGACCTCTCCGCCCTCGGCGACGACCTGCTCGTGTGGGGGGTGCGCTACGCCTCTCCGGAGGATGCCGCCCGGATCGCTGCCGAGATCGACCGCCGATACCCCGCCCCGCCGCCGCCCGCCCCCGCGGGCGCTCGGGTCGCCGACACCCTCGCGACCCGAGCCGCGCTCGACGAGGCCATGCAGCCCGTGCACCTCGACGATCCGGCGCCGGCCGACCCCGACGAGTGGGGCGCCTACGGCCGCGACCTCGAACGGGGCCCCGACGGGACCGAGCACATGTCGGCCGCCGAACGGTGGGCGTACGAGCGGGAACTCGAAGCGCGCGCGGCGCGCGAGGCGTACAGCCGCGAGGAGATTCGCGAGATGTACCGCGAGCACGTCTATCTGCAAGTGCTCGCCGCCGAGGACTACACCAACGGCTTCATGCTGAACCGCAAGGCGCGCGCCGCCGGGGTCGACCCCTTCGCCCTGTTCAGCGGTCCCGCTCACGTCGCCTACGCCCGAGCGAGCGAGGACCTGATTCGATTCTGGGAAGAGGTATCGCCCCGCGTCACGCTGACCGAGTTCACCGAGCAGGTGACCGGCGTCAAGAGCGCCGCAGCCGAGACCGCACGCGCAGCCCGTGAGACCCAACGCAACAAGTTCTAGGGGGTGATCATGGGGTTCCGCGAGAACGCCGTGCGCGCCCGCGAGGCCGGCGCCGCCGCCGCGGTCGCCGGCCGACCAGCGACCGACTGCCCGCACCGCGGCGACGAGCCGCTGCTGCGCTCAGCATGGGTGCGCGGCTACGTCGCCGCCGAGCAGCAGCTCGCACCGCCCGACCCGTAGCCGCTCTCACGCTCATCTAGGGCCGCCGATCCGGCGGCCCTCTTTCATGCCCGCACGAGCCCCGGAGGGCCGACCCACCATGCCCGAGAACACCCTCGACGGCGCCCTGCCCACCCATCCCCGCACAGGCGAGAGCGCCCTCGGCTTCCGCCGCGACGGCCGCCCGATCTGGCCCATCAAGGGCGGCTCTGGCGAGGGCGGCGAGGGCGGTACGCCGCCCGCCGCGGACCCCGCCGGAGCGCCGAACACCGACCCTGCCGCGTCACCCGCCGCGCCGCCGGCCGCCGAGCAGCAGCTCGCCGAGGCGACGACCCGCGCCGACCAGGCCGCGGCCGAGCGCGACGAGCTGCGCGCCGCCCTCGACGCCGTGACCCGCGCGCTCAACCCCAACGGGGGCGAGGCCGAGCAGGACCCGGCCAAGCTCGCCGCCGCGGTCGCCGAACGCGACCGGCTGCTCGCCGACCACGCCGCCGAGCTGCGCTCGGCCCGCGTCGAGCTTGCCGTCGCCCGTGCTGCGGCCGACGCGGGTGCACGCGGCGACCGCCTGCTGAACTCCCGCAGCTTCCTCGCCTCGGTCGGCGACCTCGACCCGACCGACGTCGCGTTCGAGAGCAAGCTCACCGCCGCGATCACCGCGGCAGTCACGGCCGACCCCGATCTCTACCGCGCCGCGCCCGCAGGGCCGCCCCGCGGCGGCGCCGAGTTCCACGGCGCCCCTGCCGGCGAGCGCCGCGCCGCCACCCTGCACGACGCCGTCGCCGCCCGTATGAGCGGCGCCTAACCCTCAGGAGAACCGTTTTGCCTACCTCCCTCAACGAGGCGCGGAACAACGCGCAGGACGACGTCGACGTGCAGGTGATCGACGAGTTCCGCAAGTCGTCCGACATCCTCGACCGCCTCACCTTCGACAACGTCGTATCGCCGACCGGCGGCGACACCCTCACATACGGATACCGACGGCTCGTCTCGCAGCGCTCTGCCGACTTCCGCGCGCTGAACACCGAGTACGTGCCGACCGAGGTCCAGACGCAGCGCTACACGGTCGACCTCGTGCCGCTCGGCGGCTCGTTCCAGATCGACCGGGTGATCGCCCGTATCGGGCCGGCCGCCTCGGGCGCCGTCACCCTCAACATGCAGCAGCTCATCAAGGCGAGCCGCGCGCGATTCGCCGATGCCGTGATCAACGGCGACAAGGCCGTCGAGACCAACGGGTTCGACGGTCTCTCGAAGATCCTCACCAGCAGCTCGACCGAGTACCTGCCGCTGAACAACGGGGTCACGGCCGGTTTCCTCGACTGGACCACGATCAACGACAAGGCGTCGGCACTCGCCGCGCAGACCCACATCGACAACTGGCTCGCCACCATGGATGACGCCCCCGATGTCATCTACGGCAACCGCAAGACCCTGTCGCTCTTCAAGCGGATTGCCGCATGGACCGAGCAGCTCGACAAGACCACCGACGCTTTCGGCCGCCCGGTCACCGCGTACAACGGCATTCCCCTGGTGGACCTCAAGAGCAAGGCAGGCAGCAACACCGACGTGATCGGCCTCGTGACCCGCGACCCGGACGGCGCCGGCGGGGGCGGGAACGTGACCGGCCTCGGCGACCTCTACGCCGTCCGGTACGGGCTCGACGGTTTCCACGGTGCCTCGGTCGGGGGTGGCGCCCCGCTCGTGTCGACGTGGCTCCCGGAGTTCGACCGGTCCGGCGCCGTCAAGACAGGTGAAGTCGAAATGGGGCCCGTCGCCCCGGTCCTCAAGGCGACCAAGGCCGCCGCGGTCCTGCGCAACGTCAAGAGCGCGTGATGCCCGTGATCATGCGCATCACAGCACCCGTTGCCGACTTCACCGGCGACGGCCCCGGCGGCATCCCCTTCGTGGACGGCACCGCGACCAGCGGCGACCCGGCAGTGATCGGCTACTGCCAGGGGGCCGGCTACACGGTCGAGCCCCTCGGCGACGATCCGCCGGACACCGAGCAGAGCAGCGAGCAGGACGGCCCGGCCGACACCACGTCGACGGGCCGTTCTGCTGCCCGCAGCAAGAGGGGGTGATCGTGGCCCGTCAGCCCTACGCGACCCCCGAGCAGCTCGCCGCGTGGACCGGGCAACCGGCCCCGGCGGACGCCGAGCGACTCCTCGCACGAGCCGGCGAGGACATCGACAGTGCCCTGCTCACCGCGATCTATCGCGTGGACGAGGACGGCGACCCTCTCGACCCCGAGGTGCGCACCGCCCTCGCCAATGCCACATGCGCGCAGGTCGAGTTCCAGCTCGCCGCCGGCGACGACGGGACCGGCGCCGGCGGACAGTGGGACTCGGTCAGCATCGGCCCTGTGAGCCTGTCGGGGCGCAGCTCGCGCACCGCGGCGGCCGGCGTCGAACTCGCTCCGCGCGCCGACCGGGCGCTGCGCCGCGCGGGTCTGACGCCGGGGCGGGTGATCGGATGGTGACCCGCGTTCCCGAGGTGCTGCTGCGCCACCGCATCCGGATCGAGCCGTACCTCGGCGACGGCGCGTACGGGCCGCGCCACGGCGCACCCGTTCCCGAGATACCCGCGCTCGTCTCGCCTGCCGTCCGGATGGTGCGCGCACCCGACGGGCGCGAGGTCACCAGTAGCGCGCAGATCATCACCGCGCCCGGCCTCGACTGTCCGCCCGGATCACGGGTCACCCTGCCCGACGGCCGGATCACGACCGCGCTCTCGATCACCCACCACACCGCCCCGGGCCTACCGGTCCCCGCCTGCTCGGAGGTGATGTGCGAATGAGCCGCGCCCGTCTGCGCTGGACCGGCGACGCCGCCACCGCGGCGATCAAGCAGGCCGCCGCCCGTGGTCTGCTGCTCGGCGCCGAGCACGTGCTCGCCGCGAGCAGGCAGCGCGTACCGATCGCCGAGGGCACCCTCGAACGCTCCGGGGCGACCTCGGTCGACGAGGCCACCATGACCGCTGCCGTCTCCTACGACACCCCGTACGCCGCGCGGGTCCACGAGGACATGACCGCCCGGCACTCCCCCGGCCGCTCCGCGAAGTTTGTCGAGTCGGTTCTGCCCGAGACCGCCAGCACCGTGCAGGAACTGATCGCCGCGCAGATCCGGCGCGCGCTGCGATGACCTACACCGTCGATTTGCTCGACGGTCTCGCCCGCCTGCTGCACTCCGCCGGCGTCGGCATCTACCGCCCCGACGGCGTGTACGCCGCGGGCGAGACCGCGATCACCATCGCCGCTCTTCCCCCGGTCCCCGACCGCGTGATCTGCCTCGCCGCCTACCCGGTTACCGACTCCCCCGTGCTCACCGACACGACCACGGGGATTCAGGCGCGCACCCGCGCGGGGGCCGACCCCCGCGAGGTCGACGCCCTCGACGACCAGGTGCACGAGGTGCTGCACGGCAGCGGCCCGCACCGCTTCGGCGCCGTCCCTGTGCAGCTCGTCTACCGCGTCTCGGCCGCCCCGATCGGCGCCGACTCGGCCGGCCGCTGGGAGCGCTCCGCCAACTTCCACATCCGCGCCCACCGCGCGCATCCCCACCTCGAATAGGAGGCGCCCACTTGGGTACCCCGACGCCCCCGGCCGAGACCGTAACCGCCCTCGCGCGCCGCTACCGCCTTGAGCTGGACATGGGCACGACGCCCAATACCCCGGTGTGGACGTTGGTCCCCGGGATCACCGAGTTCACTCCGAAGATCGAGCCGACGCAGCAGGAGGTGACGACCTACGACGCCGAGGGCTGGAGCGAGCAGGCCGTGACCATGCTCGCGTGGTCGATCGAAACCACGATCGCGCACCGCGCCCACCCGACGACGGGGGTTTTCAACGCCGCGCAGGAAGCCCTGCGAAAGGCGAGCCGCTCGTTCGGCGCCAAGTCCTATGTCCGCGTGCGCTACTACGACCGCAACGGTGCCCCGGACGCGCAGGAAGGTTCCGCCCTCGTCACGTGGGAGCCGGACGGCGGGGGCCCCGACGAGGTCGACACGATCAAGGTGACGCTTACCGGGTCCGGTCCGCTCGTCGAGATCACCAACCCCGCCGCCGGTGGCGGAACGTTCGCGGCCAAGACAGGGGGTGACAGCTAGTGGCGTTCGAGGAACTCGGCGAACTGCTCGACGAGTCGATCGAGCTACCGATCGCCGGCCGCCTCTATACCGTGCCCGCGCCGTCGGCCGAGATCGGCCTGCGGACACAGGCTCTCATCCATGCTGCCGCGGTCGCCGCGGACGGTGGGCGCGCCGACGAGCAGGTGCTCGGCGACGCCGCCGAGCGCGACCTGTACCGCGACGTCCTCGGGCCCGCGCACGACGAGATGATCGCCGACGGCGTGAAGTGGCCGACCCTCAAACATGCCGCGATCACCGCCATGGTGTGGATCGCGCAGGACAAGACCGCCGCAGAGCGGTACTGGACCGCGGCCGGCGACCCTTCTCGTCTGGCCCCGAACCGGCAGGCGCGCCGCAGCCAATCGGGTGCGGCGAGTTCGACGTCGAGTCGGGGCTCTACGAGTGGTACGAGTACCCGCCCGGCACCCGGCCGAGGCGCGGGCAAGAAGGCCCGCAAGCGTCGCTGACATGGGCGGCGATCCTCGCCGAGTGGCCGCTCGTCGAGGCGGACCTGCACGAGGTCTACGGGATCGATGTAGGCGCCCCCGGGCTGCTGCAAGCCCGTTCCTGGCGGTGGATGCGCACACGCATCCTTGCTCTTCTCTCGGCCGAGTCTCGCCTCGCCCGGGTGCTCACCCCTCCGCCTGACTCCTCCCCCACGGGAGGGACGACCGCCAGGAGGTGACCACCCGTGGCCCTCATGGTCGGCGAACTCGCCGCAACGATCACGATCGACGACTCGGGCGCAGATGCCGGAATGGCGCGCGCCCGCGCGGCTGTGCAGGCGGGCGGCGATCAGATCGCCGCCGCCGCCGATCAGGCAGGGCAGGAGGCGGGCGACCGCCTCGGCGACGGTCTCGCCGAGGGCGCGGCCGATGGCGGCGAACGTGCGGCCGGCGGCATGGGTACCGCGCTGAAAGGTTTCGCCGCCGCGGCGGTGGGCGGGGCGATCGGTACCGCGCTCATGGGCGGCATCGCCGAAGCGATGGACCGCGGCAAGGTCGCCGGGAAACTACAGGCACAACTCGGCACGTCGGGCCCGGTGGCCAAGGAGTACGGCAAGGTCGCCGGCTCCCTGTACTCGGGCGCGATCGTCGAGTCGGTCGCCGACGGCGCCGACATCCTGAAGGGGATCGCGCAACAGGGTCTGCTGCCGCCCGAGGCGACGCAGGGGCAGATCAAGACCATGGCGACGCAAGTCGCCGACACGGCCTCGGTCCTGGGCGAGGACGTCGGGAAAGTCTCGCGCGCGGTCGGCGTGATGTTGAAATCCGGCATCGCGAAGAATGCCGAAGAGGCGATGGACGTCCTTGTAAAGGGCAGCCAGAACGGCACGAACGCGGCCGAGGATCTCCTCGACACGTTCGCCGAATACCCGACGCAGTTCCGCGACTTGGGGCTCGACGCACAGACCGCAATGGGCCTCATGCAGCAGGGTCTGCAAGGGGGCGCACGCGACGCCGACACCGTCGCGGACGCCCTGAAAGAGTTTGCGATCCGCTCAAAGGACATGAGCAAGACGTCCGTTGACGCCTTCACGTCGATCGGACTCAACGCCGACAAGATGGCGTCGACGTTCACCAAGGGCGGACCGGAAGCCTCGAAAGCCCTCGGGGAAGTCCTTACCCGCATCAAGGCGATTAAGGACCCTGCCGAGCGGAATGCGACTGCGGTCGCTCTTTTCGGAACCAAGGCCGAGGATCTACAGCAAGCCCTTTTCAAGCTCGACCCGAAAACCGCTGTTGCCGCTCTCGGTAACGTGAAGGGCGCGACGGACGCGGCAGGCGACGCAATGCGCGACAACGCCGCGACCAAGTTCGAGGTGTTCAAGCGGGCGGCGATCGACAAAGTCGTTACCGTCCTCGGGAACTACGTTGTACCGGCTCTCGAAAAGGCTGCCGACTGGATCGGCGAGGGTGGCCTCGGCGGTGCATTGCGCGCGTCGGTGGGGTGGATCTCCGAGCACTCGACGGCGCTCTCGATCGCCGCCGGCGTGATCACGCTCCTGATGCTGCCGACGCTCATCGCGCTCGGTGTCACTGCGTGGACGACGACCACCGCCGTTGTCACGGGTTGGGCCACACAGACCGCGGCCGGCGTAGCTGCGGCGGCGCGTTTCGTGGCGCTCAACGCGATGATGCTCGCCGGTTGGGTGTCGCAGGGTCTGAGCGCCGGCGCCGCCGCCCTGCGGGTGGTCGGGGCGTGGGTCCTCATGGGCACACAGAGCCTGATTCAAGGCGCCCGGATGGCTGCTGCGTGGCTGCTCGCCATGGGCCCGATAGCGCTCATCATCGCCGCCGTAGTCGGCATCGTCGCGCTTGTCGTCGCCAACTGGGACACCATCGTTTCGGCGACATCGGCCGCGTGGGATTGGGTGTGGGGAAAACTCAAGTGGGTTGGTCAGGCGATCCTCGATTTCTTCCTGAACTGGACGCTCGTCGGCCTGATAATCAAGCACTGGGATTCCATCAAGAGCGGGACCATATCCGCCTGGAATGCAACCGTTGATTGGGTCCGGGGAATCCCTGGCCGCATCGTCGACTTCTTCCTGAACTGGACGCTCGTCGGTCTCATTATCAAACACTGGGATTCCATCAAGTCGGGCACCGTCCGCAAGGCCGGTGAAATGCTCGACTGGGTGCGCGGCTTGCCCGGGATGATCGCGGGCTACTTCGGAAATTTTGGCTCGATGCTGTACGACAGCGGCCGTGATCTGATCATGGGCCTGTGGAATGGCATCAAGGGCATGGGTAGTTGGCTGCGTTCAACCCTCATGTCTTGGGCCAAAAATTTGATCCCGGGACCGATCGCCAAGGCGCTCGGAATTCATTCTCCGTCGCGTCTCATGCGCGACAAAATCGGCAAGTTCATCCCTGCGGGAATCGTCGAGGGCATCAAATCCGGCGCCCCCGCGATCGACCGCACCATGCGCCGGCTCGTCACCGTTCCCGCCGGCCCTCAGTTCGCCGCCGCGGGCGCGCCCGCCAACGGCGCAAGTACCGGCGGGGGTTGGGGCGGGGGTCCGGCCGTCCACATCGAGAACTGGAACGCAGGGAGCGCGACCGCGGAGCAGACCGCGGCGGCGCTTGCCTGGCACGCCAAGGGCAGGGGGTGACCGATGGCTGCGGGTGACCGCGTCGCCGTCGCCGGGCACGTCCAGTTCGGCGACGAGCTGCTGCTCGGCCCCGGCACCCCCTTCCGGTGGCGGACGCTCGACGGTTGGGAGGATTCCCCCGGGGTCGACTCAGGCACCATCCCCCGATCCGACGCCCACGGGGCCTACCTCGGCCGACTCCTCGCGCAGCCACGGACGATCACCCTCGACAACATGGTGATCCGTACCGAGCCACGACGGATGAGCGCCACCGTGCGCACCCTGCGCGCGGCGACCGCCCTGCGCGACGACGAGCAGCCCCTCGTCGTGAAGCTCGACGACGAGCCGCCCCTGCTGTCCTTCGCCCGCTGCATACGCCGCTCGATCCCCGTTGGGGTCGGCGGGTACGCGGTCGGCGTGGTGCAAGGGGCGGCGCTGATGTTCGAGGCCACCGACCCTCGCCGGTACAGCCTCGTCGAGCAGCAGGTCGAGGCGCGGCTACCGGCCGCCGAACCGGGCCTCGACTGGCAGGTGACCCCGGGCCCGGAACGGCTGCTCTACCCACTCCAGTTCGGCGCCCCCGGCAGCACGGGGTCACTGCTCGCGGTCAACGAGGGCGACGCCCCCGCACACCCCGTGATCGCGATCCGGGGCCCCGTCGCCCTTCCGTCCGTGACCAACCTCGCCACGGGCGAGGCGGTTGAGTACGACATCGATCTCGCGCTCGACGACGAACTCGTCATCGACACGCGCGAAGGCACGGTCATGCTCAACCGAACCGCGTCACGGCTCTACACCGTGACCGCCCGCAGCGTCCCCGAGGCGCTGTTCACCCTGCTGCCCGGTACGACCTCGCTCCTGTTTCGCGCGGCGCCCGGCAGCACCGATCCCCGCGCCTCGTGCTCACTGCGATGGCGCTCGGCCCACTGGTAAGGAGGACCCCGACTTGACTGTGCGTGCCGGATGGCTGCTCCCTACCGGGCAGACCCGCGAGGACACTCGCCTAGCTCCACTGGGCACCATGGCGCCCGAGTCCGCGATGACGTCCCGCGACGGCGTGATCGCCGGCGGAACCGCGCTGAACGCCACCGGGGCGGGCGCCATGCAGGTACAGATCGGCGTCGGTCGCGCCCTGGTGCAAGGCACCGATGCGCAAGGCGCCTATCCCGTGGTCGTGACCGCCCCGGAAACGATCACCATCGGCGACGGACACGCCCAGTTCGGGAGGATCGACGCCGTAGTGCTGCGCGTCTACGACGGCTTGTACGACACCAGCGGGCAGACCCTCGCTCGCGTCGAGATCGTCCGGGGGCCCGAGATCGCGACGCCGACCCCGCCCTCACTCCCAGCGGCCACGCTGCGGCTCTGGGAAGTCACGGTTCCGGCCGGCACGTCCGCCGGTACGGGTGGGATCACCTGGGCGAGCGCCCTCGCCGACCGCCGCCGCTACACCTCGGCGTACGGCGGGATCATTCCCCGAGGATGGGGCCTCAGCTTCCCCGGCTCGTACCCGGGTCAGTACCGCGACAACGGGACCGGCCTCGATCGGTGGGACGGCACGGCATGGCAGCCCCTCGAACCCACGGTCGGATGGTCCCCGCTCACCCTCGCCTCGGGCTTCACCAACAACGGCAACGCGCAGGGCGACATCAAGTACCGGCGGATCATCGTCGCCGGCGTTCCCTGCCTGCAACTGCGCGGCGGCGTCTCCTGGGCGACCTCGGGCTCACCGCCCAACACCGGGAACCTGCTCGCCGCAGTGCTCCCGGCGAACTGCCGCCCCGCCGCCCTCACGTCCGTGCCGATCGCAGCGGGCGGCGCCGCGATCAAGCTCGACGCGCAGACCAACGGACAGCTACGGCTCATCTCCAGTACCGGGCTCACCACCTGGGCCGCACTCACCGGGGTGCAGTACCCCCTCGACGCGTAAGGGGGCGATCGTATGAACGTCCCCGCGTACCGCGTCATCCTGTGCGACCTGCGCACCGACCAGGTGCTCGACATCCTGCCCGTGAACGACGTGTCGCTCGACGACTACATAGGCAAGATCGGGTCGGCCGCCGCGACCGTGCCCCTGCCGAACGCACGGATCGCCGCCCGCGTGCGGTCCGCCCTCGACCTCGGCCGTACCGCGATGTGGATCGAGCGAGGCCCTGACATCTGGTGGGGCGGCATCCCGTGGACCGCCAATCTCACGAGCAACGACCGCGGCGCCCTCGGTCTGCGGGTGCAGGCGGGCGGGTGGGCGAGCTACCTCGACCACCGCGCGATCCTTCACACACAGCAAGCCACCGCGGTTGATCAGTTCGACCTCGTCCGGGGTCTGATCGACTACAGCGCGAGCCTGGCAGGCGGCGACATCGGCATCGAGTACGACGCCGAGCAGCTCTCGGGAGTCCCGCGCGACCGGACGTACCGCCGCTACGACCAACCCCGAATCCGCGAAGTGATCGACCAACTTGCTTCGGTCGAGGGCGGGTTCGAGTGGAGAATCGCGAGCTACCGAGACACGAGCAGCGGGCGGCGCGTCAAGGGCTTGCAGCTCGGCGCACCCGTGATCCGCACGGGCGAGTCCGAGATCGTGCTCGACCACCCGGGACCGGTGCTCTCCTACGACTGGCCCATCGACGCAACCGTGCGCGCCAACGTCTGGCAGTCCCGCGGAGCGTCCGACAACAAGAATCAGGCCGCCGAGTCGCTCCCCCTGATGAGCGAGCTACTCGTCGACGACGAGCAGCTCGCCGCCGGATGGCCGCGCCTCGACGGAACCTCGGATTACACCACCGTGACCGACCCCGGCACCCTCGCCGCCCACGCCCGAGCCGACCTCGCCGCCGCCCTCACCCCGCGGCCGATTCCCGAACTGACCGTCGCTCTCGATCGCGTCGCCCTGTCACCCGCGCTGCTCGGCGCAACCGTCCGGGTCCGCATCCGCGATCTGTGGTGGGCCGAGGGACTCGACGAGCGATACCGGGTCGTCGGCCTCGCAATCAGCCCGAGCCTGCGCGGCCGGCCCGAGACGGCAAAGCTCTACTTGGAGGCCGCCTGATGGCTGCGATCCCGATCGACTTGCTCGACCGCATCCGCGAGCTTGAGCGAAAGGTGCGCGAGTTGACGGGCCGCGCGAACATGCGCCCCGCCCTCAACGAGATCACGAACGGCAACGTCAAGATTGCCGAGGGCGGATCGCTCGAAGTCCGGGCCCCGGACGGCACCGGCATTTTCGCCGTGGGGCGGCACTGGGATGGTGCCTACGGCGTGGGAATGCAGCGGTCCGACGGCACCCTCGCTCTCAGCATCGGCGGGTCCGGCGAGGGCTCGAACATGGTCCGCACCTTCTCACGCTCGGGCCAACCGATCCTGATGGATGACTACTACAACCGCGAGTTCCTCGGCCGCCCGTGGATGCCGATCCAGCTGTTCCCGACCAAGCAGCAGGGGACCGAGGGCGTCACCTATCAGTACGGGTGGGTGGGCGGCGCTGCCGCTCACAACGCCGTCGCGATCATCACCCTGTCGTCCATCTCCGCCCCCGGGGGCGGGCAGGTCCGGGTGAACATGCTTCCCCCGGGCGGGGGCGAGGTCATGGTCGCCGAGTACGACGTGCCCGCGAACACGTGGGTGAACAAGACCATCGTGCAGCCGCTCAACGGGGTCGGGTTCCTCGACTACGTCGGGTGGAACATTCAGCACCGCGTCAAGACGATGGGGTCCGGTATCGAGACCAGGGTGTTCAACGCGTACACGCGGAACACCTTCGAGGCCGACGAGTCCCCCACCCCGCCGCCCGCTGCTGCTGCCGAGGCCAAGGGGGCGACGTTCCTCGGCGCGCCCGTCGCCCCGCCCCCCGAGATGCCCCCGCCTGCCCCTCCCGAACAGGGGCTGCACACCATCGACGACTGAGGAGGGTCCGCCCTGCTGCCCCCATCCATACCCACCGTGACCGTGCGCGCCCGGTTCCTCGCCCCCGACGGCACTCCGCTGTCGGGGGCGATCATCATCCGGGCCCCGGCTCAACTCACCTTCCCCGCCGCCGACGTCATCCTCGGCGGCCCCGTCTCCGCGCAGCTCGACGCGCAGGGAGCCGTCGAGGTCACCCTGCCCGCCACCGATTCCCCCGACATGGACCCTTCCGGGTGGGCGTACGTCGTGACCGAGCAGCTCTCGGGAATCCCCATCGGCCGCTCGTACAACATCGTCCTACCCAAGGCGCTGCCCGAGGTCGACCTCGCCGACATCGCGCCGACCGACCCCTCGAAACCGAACTACGTCGGCGTACCCGGGCCCAAGGGCGACACCGGAGCGACCGGGGCCCCCGGTGCCCGGATCTACAGCGGTGCCACCGCACCCGCGGCCGGCCAAGGCGTCGACGGCGACCTCTACGTGCGGTACGAGACCTCGACCGTCCTCGGTGTCACCTCGACCACCGTCTCTACGTGGCAGCGCACCGCCGGAGCGTGGGCGCAGCTCGGCGGCGACGTCCGCGGCGCCGCCTGGTACGTGAACACGACGAGCACGCCGAGCACCGGCACCCGCCCCGGCGACATGCTGCTGCGCACCGATACCGGCGACTTGTGGCAGCGCGGCGCAAGCGGGTGGGGTTCCGCGGTCGGCAATCTCCGCGGACCCAAGGGAGACACCGGAGCGACCGGGCAGACCGGTGCAACCGGGCCCGGCGGCGTGGTGCAGTCCGTGAACGGCAAGAGCGCCGCCGCCGTCACCCTGTCCGCGGCCGACGTCGGCGCCCTGGCAACCAGCGCGGCCGGCGTCCCGTCCGGCGTCGCCACACTCGGCGCCGACGGCAAGGTGCCCGCCGCGCAGCTACCCGCCGCGGGCGGGGGCGCCGTCGACTCCGTGAACTCGAAAACCGGCGTCGTCGTCCTCACCGCGTCGGACGTCGGCGCGCTCGACCAGGCCGCGGCCGATGCACGGTACGCGCAGACCTCGGCCGCCGTCCTGCTCGCCGGAACGCAGACGATCAGCGGCGGGAAAACGTTCAGCAGCATCCCCTCGACCACCGCCTCGCCGACCACCGCGAACCACATCACACGAAAGCTCTACGTCGACGGGCTCGGGGGCGGCGAGTGGCTCCCGTCCGATCACGGACTGCTGACGTGGGCATTCGATCCGGCGCTCGGCCAGTCGACCGCCATCTATCCCGGAAGCGGCCCGATCCGGGTGACCGCGGTCATCCTGCGCGTGCCGGTCACCGTGACCCGGATCGTGTGGTTCGCCACCGGATACGCGGGCGGACTCACCACCGGATCGTGGGCCGCGATCTACGACTCGGCCGGTACCCGCGTGGCCGCAACAGGCGACATGTCCACCGCCACGTACGAACCCGCCGAGGTCCACACCGCGGGCGGGGCGACGATCAGCTCGCCCCTGACCGCGTCCTACGCGGCGCCGGCCGGCGTCTACTACGTCGCCTCGCGCTGGCAGTACAACACGGGCACCGGCGACGGGCCGATGCTCCTCGCCGCCGAGAGCGGCGCGGGCGCCCCACCCAACGTGTTCGGGCAGACCCCCGTGCGGCGCTTCGGCGTCTACACCGCTGGCGCCGCCACGGCCCCCGCGACGATCACCGTCGCCTCGATGGAGAACGGCGCCAACCGCCTCTGGTGCGCCCTCGCCTAACCCCCCTTTCCCGCAAGCCCCGTGCCGCTCTGGCCGGGGCTTTCTTCATGTCTGGAGACACCACGCATGGCAACCCCTTTCAGCCCTGATCGGCTCGTCGCGATCCTGCGCGCCGAGGGCGTGCGCGTCGTCGAGGTCGACGACTGGCGCACCCACAACCGCAACCACCGCGGCGCGTTCGGCCCGATCAACGGCGTGATGATCCACCACACCGTTTCGAGCGGCACCGACTCGTCGGTGCGGCTCTGCTACGACGGATACGACGAGCTGCCCGGCCCGCTCTGTCACGGCGTGATCGCCAAGGACGGCACCGTCTACCTGATCTCGTCCGGCCGCGCCAACCACGCCGGGGGCGGCGACGGGCGGGTGCTCTCCGCGGTCATCGCCGAGCAGTCCCTGCCCGCGACGAACAAGCACGAGGGCTCGGCCGGCGCCCTCGACGGGAACGCCCACTTCTACGGGTTCGAGTGCGTCAACCTCGGCGACGGCCGCGACCCGTGGCCGGCCGAGCAGCTCGACGCGATCGAGCGGGCCTCGGCGGCTATCTGCCGTGCGTACGGATGGAGCGCGGCGAGCGTCATCGGCCACAAGGAATGGAGCGACTGGAAGTCGGACCCGCGCGGGTGGTCCATGGACGACATGCGCGCCCGGATCGACCGCCGCCTCGGCCGCGCCCCCGAGCAGCCCAAGCCCACCGAGCCCCCGGCCGCGCAGTACGCGCCGTTCCCCGGCGCCGGATGGTTCAAGCAGAACCCCCGCTCGCCGCTCATCACCGCCATGGGGCGCCGCCTCGTCGCCGTCGGGTGCAGCCGGTACTCGCAGGGACCGGGCCCCCAGTGGACCGAGTCCGACCGCCAGTCCTACGCCGCATGGCAGCGACACCTCGGCTACTCCGGCGACGACGCCGACGGATGGCCCGGCCCGTCCTCATGGACCGCGCTCAAGGTCCCCAAGGTCTGACCCCCGCCCCCTGGCCCGCCCGCACCCGCGGGCGGGCCGTCCCCACCCTGTGGAAAGAGGAACCGCCCATGACCGACGCAACCCGCCGCACCGTCCGCACCATCGTGCAGACCGTGCTCGCCCTCGCCGCCGGACTCCCCCTGATCATCGATGCCGCAGGCATCCCCCAGACCGCCGCCGGCGTCGGCCTGGCCCTCGCGGTCGCCGGTGGAGTAACCCGCGTTATGGCGCTGCCCGTGGTCGAGGCCCTGCTGCCCGCGTGGCTGCGGACCGGCCCGGACCGCGACGCCGAGCTGCTCGCTCTCGACCGGCCGGACGGTCGCCCGTGACCGATCCCACCCCGTCCGACGTCGCCCTCGAACTCGAAAGGCTGCGGGGTGTCGTCGAGGCAGGATTCGCCCGCCTCGACGGACAGCTCGCCCTCGTCGTGCAGCGGGGCGACCAAGTCGACCGACAGCTCGCCGACCACGAGGCCCGACTCGACGCCCTCGAAAAGACCCGATGGCCGCTCCCGAGCGTCCTCGCTCTGGTGGCCGTGATCGGCCTCGCCCTCACCCTCTGGCAGACCGCCGCCCAATGAACGCAGCACCCCCCGCCACCGGCCTAGTGCCGGTGGCGGGGGGTGCTTTTGTCGTTTCAGGTGAGGGGAGGCAGGGGGCCCTCGGCGGTGCACTCGGCGAGGGCCACCTGCCCGGGGTCACCGTGCGGACGATCTATGCGACCGCACGCACGGGAGGTGCCCCCCATATACCGCCGCCCGCCCCCGCGTGGGAGGCACTTTCCGGGCGAGCAGCGGGGTCTAGGACATAGCGGGTCCGGCGGCGCTTGCCTCGGCGCCGGCGCTTCCCGCCGGTGGGTTCGGCGACGCGGACGACGATGGTCGACTGCCAGCAGTAGCAGCGGTAGCTCTCGCCCGGTTTGGTCGGTGGGTCCACAAGCCATCGGCGGGCGCTCGGCAGACTCACCCACACGGCCGTGAGTCCTAACAGAGCGACCGTGCCCCCGATGATGATGGCGAGCAGAACGAGCGGATTCTCGAAGCCCCTCACGCTGCCTCCCCGTACGCGAGGGTGAACTGCACCCGCTTGCCCGTGTCGTTCGGGATGGCGCGCAGCTCGGCGGCGTGCGCCCGGATCAAGGCCAAGCCTCGCCCGTGCTCTTCGCGCCACGTGGTCGGCGGGCGGGGGCTTGGAAGCCATTCGGGGCGGTCGTCGTCCACGGACACGGTGACGGCGGCCGAACCGAGCGACACCTCGACCGTAATCCTGTCGGCGCGGGTGTGCTGGTAGGCGTTCGTAACGGCCTCGGACGCGCAGAGTCTCGCCTGATCAGCGATCTCCTCATGACCGAAGGTGACCAGCAGCAGCACTAGCCAGTCACGCACGACTTTGGGTGTGGTCGCGGCGCGTGGCGCCGTCATGCGGTAGCTCACGCCCAACTCAGGGGGCGGCGCAGGCGGTAAAGCACTCATCGTCATTTCGTCGTCTCCCAACGCGGTCGGGGCGCGTATGGGCAACGGTCCGTGTCCCTGACCACCATCCCCGGGGCGCCCTCAACAGGCGTGCAGGTGGCTGCACTTCGGACCGCCGCACGCAGTGAGGCGCCGCCTTGAAGCTAGGGCACAACATAGGGACGGCGCAACAGTGGGACGGCCGTCGCATCAAGACGGGTGGACCGCGATGCCGTCGGGACGGCACACTCATACGCGGAAGAGAGGGAGAGCCATGCCGCCAAGGAGTTACCCGACCGCTCGGCAGAAGAGGTTGGGCGCCGAGCTGCGCAAACTGCGCGAGCGAGCCGGCATGAATGGAGCCACCGCCGCCGCGTTCCTGGGTGGCGAACGCGCCCAGATCAGCCACATCGAATCCGGACGATACGGCGTAAGCGATGAGCGCGTGCGACGCCTCGCCGCTCACTATGGCGCAACGGATCGCCACCTTATCGACGCTCTCGCAAGGATGGCAGAAGAGCGCTCGAAGGGATGGTGGGACGATTACCGCGGCATACTCTCCCCGGGATTCTTGGACGTTTCCGAGCTTGAGTTCTACGCTTCATCCCTCGACATCATTCAGATGCTTCACATTCCTGGCCAAATCCAGACCGAGGCATACGCGGGAGGGCTCATCCGTAGCGGCGTCTCCGACCTCGCGGCAAGCGAGGTGAGCACCCGCGTTGAGCACCGGATGCGGCGCCGCATCATCTTCGATCGACCCAACCCGACACCGTTTACGGCGTTCGTTCACGAGGCAGCCCTGCGTATGCGGTACTGCGACGCCGCGACCATGAGGGAACAGCTCGCATTTCTCTGCGAAGTTTCAGAGTGGCCATCTGTGAAAATCCACATCATCCCATTCGAGCGCCAGATCACTGGATCGGTGCATTCCATCCTCTACGCCGGAGCAACCATTCCGGCGCTCGACACAGTCCAGATTGACAGCGCTTTCGATAGCGGCTTTCTGGACGCTGAACCTCAACTCGCCCGATACCGAGAGCTACTCGAATCAATCAAGTCGATCTCCCTCGGGACCGAGGCGTCGCGTAAATTCATTCACCGCATCGCTCAGGAAATGTGAGTCAAGGCGCATGGCCGACCAAATCAACTGGCAGAAGAGTTCGTTCTCGGGAGCCGACGACAATCAGAGCTGCGTCGAGCTGGCCCCTGTCGCCGGCGCGATCGCGATGCGGGAGAGCGACGACCCGGACGTGATCGTCACGACGTCCGTCGAGAAGCTCCGCGCGTTCATCCTCGGCGTGAAGGCAGGGGAGTTCGACCACCTGATCTGACAAGCGCAGGGACCCGCGCCCCTCACCGGCTCCGGTGGGGGGCGCTTGTCATATGCCGGTACAACTTTGGGACGGCGCACCATTGCTACGTGCGTCCCAATGGCGCTACGGTCGTCCCGATGTTGCATCGGTGACTGCACGAACGCCATCGGTGACGACGCTCCCTTGCCGCGCGCCGGACAGGGAGGGATGGACGGGTTCTATCGCGCCGCTCAGCCGCGGCGATGGACGCCCCACCGCCGCGGAGGAGGTAAGCCGTGCTTGCTCAACTCGTCTCAACAGAACAGCCATTGCTCGCGACCGTCCGCGGATATTGGTGTGAGGCCCTGCTGCACCACGAGGACGTTGATCGCTTGCCCGACCCGCGGTCGTTGAGCCTGCTGCCTGACCCTATGTCCGCGATACGCCTACTGCGCCTACAGCTACGGCAGAACGCACCCTTCGGCCTCGACGTCGACGAACTCGCACGCGCTGCGGCGTGGTTGGAAGACGGATGGGTTCAAGCCCTTGGCGCACTCGCGCGGAATGAGTCCTGCGGTTTCAGGGTGAAGCTCCCCCATGGCGAGTACCTCGAATGGGTCATACGCCCGGTGAAGGCGTACCCCGCCATACCGACCGAGCCTCTCACCCAACACCACACCGCACGTAGGGAATTACGCCGTTGAGCACCACCCTCGCAACTGATCACCCAGCGTGGATGATGCCCCCGGGCCTAAACGGGGAAGCGCTACGCGTCGTCGAGTACAAGGGTGTCCCCTGGCTCGCCCACTGGCAGGGCGCCGGCCTCGTATTGCGCCCCCTCGGGACGGACGACGCCGAGGCGCCGACGATCAACTACACCTCGGCGATCATGCTTCCCCGCGAACGTGAGCAGGACCGCCTCGCGCAGACCCTCGCGCAGCTCGGCACAGTCGCCCGCCTCACCACGCCGGATCTGTGGGACTCAATCACCGCGGCGATCTTCCATCACTTCGGACGAGCCAAGCAGGGCGCCGCCCTTTACCGCAGGTGGTGCGCAACCTTCGGGCGCTCTCACGACACGTTCGCCGGTCCCCTGGCCATGCCTCCCACGGCCGCTACGGTCCTGCACCTCAGCGATCAAGGGTTCGACGCGATCCGTCTCCGCTTCTACAAGCCTCTCTTGCGCGCAGCAGCTCGGGCCTACGTCGACAACGCCGACGAGTGGGTGACCCTCGAACCTGACCGCCTGTTCAAGGCTCTGTGCGAAGTACGCAGGCTCGGCGCGTGGACGGCCGCCGCGGCGGTCGCCGACTACACGGGCGACTTCTCCCTGTACCCCCACGCAGACCGCGCTCTGCGCACCCGCGCCCGCCGCGCACAACCTGATCTCGACCTGCCCCAGGACGACGCCGCATTCATCGCGCTCTGGCGCTCATGGGCGCCCGACCGCGTCGAGCTGCACACCCTGACCCTGTTCACTCTCACGTGGGGGGCCCATGCCGGTACCTACTCATGAACTGATCGTCGCCCCGTTCCTCGATGAGTTCCTCGTCTTACGCCCTGGGGACGCGAGAGGCGTCAAGATCAAGGGGCACCACTACCTCGAACTACGCCAGAGCGCCCAAGACAGCAGCCCCATCCCCACATGGCTGCACACCGCAGCGCGTAGGCAGTGGGGCCTCGACCTCGACGGCAAGCTGTCGAGCAGCGCCCTACTCGTGCGCGACCACTCCCCCCACGGGCACGGCCGCGCCTCGTACGAGGTCAACAACGGCTGCAACTGGGCGTGTCCTCACTGCATCTACGGGGACAAGCGGCACGAGGGTCTGCCCTGGGAGCCGCGGCAGAAGCTGCTGCACATCCTGCGCGACGCCGGCGTGCAGTGGATCGAACTCGGCGGCGGCGAGTGCACCATCGACCGCCACTTTCCCGAGACGTACGCGCTCGCCTACGACCTCGGCATGATGGTGGAGATCCTCACCAACGGATCGACCCTGTTCCGACCGCACATGCTCGACCTGCTCACCACCCGTCGCCCGTACCGCGTCACCATGAGCGTCTACGGGGCCACCGAAGCAACGTTCGACGGATTCACCCGGCGCCGCGGCGCGTTCAAGAAGTTCATGCGCGGACTGTTCGCAGCGCGCGAGGCTGGTCTGCCGCTGTCCCTCAGCGTGGTGATCACGCAGGAGAACGCGCACGAGGCCCCCGCCATGCGCCGACTCGCCGCGCAGTACGCACCCCGCGTCCGCGAGTACAGCCACATGTCGCCGAGCTTCGCCGGCGACGTCGAGCCCCTCGCGCAGCAGGCCCCCGAGTACCTACACGCCCGTACCCCCTTCACCGGATGCGACGCCGGCCACACGTCCTTGAACGTGTCCCCGTTCGGCATGGCGAGCGTCTGCAAAATCTCCCGCGACCAAACGATTCCGCTCCTGCGGGACGGTGTCGCGGGTCTGTCCCGGCTCGGAGGCATCGCCGACCAAGCACTACAGCGTCAGGGCGGCTGCACCGGGTGCAGCCTCCAAAAGAGCTGCACCACCTGCATGCCGCTCGTGAAGCTGTACCGCAAGGCCGGCTCGTCTCTGGACCGCTACTGCCAACACGCCTGAAAGGAGGTGAACCCATGAGCATTGCTGTCGCCGTACAGATCACCAAGCGGCCGGCCGTCGACGATGAGATCGAATTCGTCGACGACCTCGACGCCGTCGCCGGCAACGAGGTGATGCGCGGCTGCGGGGAGGACAACCCCTACTAGGCCGCCACACCACACCGGGGCCGTCCGCACTGCGCGGGCGGCCCCGGCACCGTTTCAGCCCTACACTCCCGCCGTGGTGACCATGAGAATGCACTGGGAAGACCTACCGACCGCCACCCGCGACGCTGTCGCCGCCCGCACCGGGCCGATCTATGCCGCCTCGACCGCCGAGAGCGGACTGAACAGCGAGATCGCCGCCACCCTCGACACCCGCAACGGCCGCATCTTCGTCAAAGGGCTGCGCCGCGATCACCCGCGCGTGTGGACACAGAAGCGCGAAGCCACCATTAACCCGTACGTCGCCCCGCTCGCGCCCCGCCTGCTCTGGACCATCGAGGCCGACGAGTGGAACCTGCTCGGGTTCGAGCACCTCGACGGCCGCCCCGCCGACTACCGCCCCGGAACGGACGACCTCCCCCTCGTCGCCGAGGCGATCATCACCCTTGCCACCGTGCGCGCCCCCGCCGACATCGAGCTGAAACAGATCGAGCAGCGGCTCGCGGACTACGTCGACGACCCCGACGACGCCGCGCTGCTCCGAGGCGACACGCTGCTACACACCGACTGGACACCCGACAACGTCCTGATCGTGAACGACACCGCCCGCGTCATTGACTGGGCATGGCCCACCCGCGGCGCAGCATGGATCGACGCAGCCTGTTGGGTCGTGTGGCTCGTCGCCGCCGGCCACACACCCGCAGACGCCGAGCTGTGGGCCGCCAAGACCCCCGCATGGGCCACCGCACCCGCCCGCGCGCTTGATGTCTTCGCCACGGCGCAGCAACGTCTATGGGCCAGCATCGCGGCCGACGCGCCCGAGATCGCGTGGAAACAAGACCTCGCCGCAGCCGCGCAGCAGTGGGCCGACTACCGCCGCAGCTGACAACGGACCGCACGACCAGGCCGCCGACATGCCGCCGCCCGCCAGCGCAGAATGCGCTCGGCGGGCGGTGGCACGTTCAGTGCGTGATCACGCTCAGGCGTCGAGCACCTGACCCTCACGCTTCACGACCGGCGGTTGCGTCGACCACGGGAACTCGATCCAGTCGTCGGTCTTCTTCCACACGTACTCGCATTTGACGAGGCTGTGCGACTTCTCGTAGATCACGGCGGACCGGACCTCGGCGACGTGCCCGAGGCAGAAGTCATGCACGAGCTTCAAGGTCTTGCCCGTGTCGGCGACGTCGTCAGCGATCAGCACCTTTTTATCGGTGAAATCGATCGCTTCCGGGACAGGAGCCAACATAACGGGCATTTCAAGAGTGGTGCCCACTCCTGTGTAAAACTCAACATTCACGAGGTGAATGTTCTTGCAGTCGAGCGCGTAGGCCAGGCCGCCCGCCACGAACACACCGCCGCGGGCGATGCTCAGGATGATGTCCGGCTCGTACCCGTCATCGGCGATCGTCTGCGCCAGCTCGCGCACCGCCCGCCCGAAGTTCTCGTAGTCCAGGGTTTCGCGTACGTCGCTCACGATGTCTCCCGCAGCCCAGAAAGCTGCCGTCGGTAGTAGTCAGATACGAGCGGCCGACGGGCGGCCCAGGGTGCAGCGACGGGCCGCGGCGGGGCGACGGGTGGCCTTACGAGACACGCCCCTGTACGCCCGACCGTGTGATTTACTCGGGACAACCAACGTGGTCCCGAGTTCGCTCCGGTGATCACTACACGAGGTCGTGCTCGGGACAACCAGGGTGGTCCCGACCCCGGTGTAGAACTCCACGTTGACGAGGTGGATGTTCTTGCAGTCGAGGGCGTAGGCGAGCCCGCCGGCGACGAACACGCCACCGCGAGCGATGCTCAGCACCACATCAGGCTCATAGCCATCGTCGGCAACGGCCTGCGCGAGCTCGCGCACGGCGCGCCCGAAGCCCTCGTAGGTAAGGTTTTCCCGCACGTCAGCAGCCTCAGTAGCCATGGTCGATCACACCTGGGTCCGATGGAAGTTCTGGAAGGACCGCGAGGCGGTCGGCCCGCGCTGCCCCTGGTACCGCGACCCGTACCGCTCGGACCCGTAAGGGAACTCGGCGGACGAGGTCAGCTTGAACAGGCACAGCTGCCCGATCTTCATCCCCGGCCACAGCTTTATCGGCAGCGTGGCGAGGTTCGACAGCTCCAGGGTCACGTGCCCGGAGAACCCGGGGTCGATGAACCCGGCCGTCGAGTGCGTCACCAGACCGAGCCGCCCGAGCGAACTCTTGCCCTCCAGCCGCGAGGCCAGATCGTCGGGGAGCGAGATCACCTCGTACGTGGAGGCCAGCACGAACTCGCCGGGGTGGAGGATGAACGCCTCGTCCCCCTCGGGCTCGACGGTCCGCGTCAGATCGGGCTGTTCCACCGCCGGATCGATGTGCGGGTACCGGTGGTTCTCGAACACCCGGAAGAAGCGGTCCAGCCGCACGTCGATGCTCGACGGCTGCACCATCGAAGGGTCGTACGGATCGATACGGACTCGCCCGGCGTCGATCTCGGCCCGGATGTCCTTGTCTGAGAGAAGCACGCCCCGAGGATACGCAGAACGCGCGAGCCCGCCCCAACCGGACCACCCGCGCGCCCTTGCTCCACGTCTCCGCGACTACTGCTTCGCTACCACTCCACTACCACTTCGCTACCGCCGGCGACCGCTCAGCCACGACGACCGCTGCCGCTACCGCTCCTCGAACGCCACGGGAACGGCCTGCCGCAACCGGGCGCACCGGGGACACCGGATCAACCGCCCCGGCCCGATCCTGTCGGCCCCGAGCTGCTGCATCGGAAACGACGAGGTAGTGAAAACGTGCCCTTCGGCACAGCGGACGACGGTGCGCTCCATCGACTCCATCAAGTCCCTTCCCCAACCGCATCTGGACGAGAACGCCACATTAGGGGATGAACAGGACGCCACGGCACGCGGCACTCCGACCACCCACGCTACGCCCCCAACTCCCGCCCATCACACCCCCGTCCACCTTTCCCCCCTCCCCCGGCACACGACACGAAGGCCCCTCGGCGCATCCGCCGGGGGCCTGGCATGGGGTACAGTGTGAAACGATGCAGAGCCGGTGATCGGCATGCTTCGCGGGTGTAGTTTAATGGTAGAACATGAGCTTCCCAAGCTCAGAGCGCGAGTTCGATTCTCGTCACCCGCTCTTCCACGAACCCCCAGGTCATCGGCCTGGGGGTTCGTCGTTGTCTAGACCTCTCAGGGACTGCCGTGCCCTCTGCATGCCCTAACTCCCCTATGTGCCCTGTGTATGGCGCTGTCCCCGCACCACCTGGGTGGTGCGGGGACAGCGCCGTCTCAATATGCAGGCGAGGCGCCTTGTGATCGGCGCCACCTCTTCTCGATGGAACGTTCCTCCGCAAGTGCAAGGGCGGGCTCAACGCACGACTGAGAGTTGCGGCCTCCGGGAGGCGGCTGCACTACGGGTACCACCGCGCCCGCCCTCCTGAGCCAAGACCACCAAGCCGAAGATCAGGTCACTGAGGTCTGCAGCTCGTAGGTCGAGATCACGAGCGACTTCCGCCAGTGGGGTGCCTTCCGCTCGGAGGGCTGCGAAGACCTTGCCCAACACCTGGGAGGTCTCCCGCGTGAGTGCGCTCTGGGGCTCCCCCTTCCGGTAGCCCATGCGACTGAGTTCGACGCAGTGCGTGCGGTACTGCCACTCGGTGGTGAGGTTGAGTTCGTGCAGGCGGTGGGCGAGCGCCATGGCTGCGACTTTCCAGCGGCGCTTCGCCTGCAGGATCCAGTTGGTGCTCGGGTTACGAGGGGCGTACGCCAGGACATCTGCGGCTGGCATGAGCAGAGCAGCAGCGAAGCGATGCGCTTCCCCCTCGGCTTGGGGGCCATGGGGGACCTGTTCCTCGCCATGCAGAACCAGGTGCCCCAGCTCATGTGCGGCGTCGAACCGTCCACGCTCGGCGGTCTTCTCGGTGTTCAGCAGCACGAACGGGATGCTGCGGTCCCAGAAGGAGAAGGCGTCCACTTCCGGGCAGTCGCCGGACAACGAGAACACGCGCACACCGTGCGCTTCAAGCAGGTGAACCATGTTGGGAATCGGGGCGACCCCCAACCCCCATCGAGTACGAACCAGTTCGGCCGCGCGCTCGGCTGGACAGTTCTCTACACCGGCCTCGCCTGGAAACACTGGTTCGTTGTCGCTGCCGAGTCGACTGAACGAGGTCAAGGAGGGAAGGTCTGGCGCCGGCAGTTTGAAGCGAGCCCGAATCCAGTCCTGCAAGATTCGGGCGAGGCGACCACCGCTGAGAGCAATGTCTCGTTGTGAGGCCGTCATCTTGCTTAGCGCCCTGAAGCTGACCGACTCAACGGGCAGGTCGGCAACCTCCTCAGCGACAAAGAAAGATTCTGGAAACTCAAGAGCCTCAGCAAGGCTGGCCAGGGAGGCCGGGGGAGGGTAGGCCCGGCCGTTCTCGTAGTCGGACAGCCGTCGGGCGGTAAGTCCGACCATCTGCGCAAGACGGGTGACGGTGAGCCCGCGGCGCTTGCGCGCCAGAATGATCCGGGATGCGGTGGTCATGGGAGTGCCAATGAGTTGCGGGTTGGACGATCAGGGCAGGCGCTCGATCGGGATGTCGATGCCGCTTTCGCCATCGTCGTCGTTCGGGAACGGGTTGAAGCCCTCGAAGTCGATGAAGGGGAAGATAATCCGCTCGTGCCAGCTGTCGATCTTGCCACGACTCCCCGGGTTGGTCGGCAGAGACAACTCGTAGTACAGCCGCGTGCCCGTCAGAGTGTTCACGTGCTGGTAGAGGAGGAACCAGGTCACGATCCCCTCTCCGACTCCATGAGGCTCGGGTTCAGCCTCGTAGCCAGGGAACACCAGCTGCCGGTTGGTCTCAACCCGGCGGATGACCGCTGTGCCCTTCGAGTAGCGCGTGGCGGGAGTGAGCGCCGCGTAGCCGGTGGCTTTGTTGCCACTGGAGGCGGTGATGGCGAAGTCCCCCTCAGGCGACAGCAGGAGCGGGACGTTGTGGGGGCTCACGCTGCACCACCCATCAGCCACATATGCCTCACGCAGGAAGCGAATGGTCCTACCCCAGAAAATGTTGCCTGGGAGCGAGACGGGGTCGAGGGGCGTGCAGAAGTTGCGCTCCGCCTCGGCGCGCCGCAGCACGTTCTCGATGGTTTCGGCCGAGAGCCCCAGGTCGGCGAGACGGCTCTGACCCCGTGGGTCCTCGACGTGCATGACTGCCATACTCAGCCCCTGACCACAGAGTGCAATTTCCGGAAATTCTCCCTCATTCGAGGAGGGAAATCAAGAAGCATTGCTGTTCAGTCGACTGCCATGGTTCAAGCGTCCCCGGTCAGAGCAGGTCGTCAACCGCTCCGACCGGGGACGTAATGGATCTCAACCGGACTCGACACCAGTCGCACGTCCGCGCAGCTGACGGACCTTGGCATCGATTCCTCCGGCGACCTCCCGCTGCCGCGCCCCGTCGGAGTGCTGGTAGATCAGCGCCGCCTTCTCCGAGGACTGGCCGGCGCGGACCATCGTGTCCTTGAGCGTGGCCCCCGACTGGGTGGACAAGGTGTGGCCGGTGTGGCGGAGGTCGTAGAAGCGGAAGTCCTCCGGCAGGCCCACCTTGGCGCGGGCCCTGCGCCACTTGCGGCCGAAGGAGGACCTCCGGAATGGCGCGCCCCGCTCACCGACGAACAGGAGGCCGTTGGGCTCCTTCTCCGCGTACCAGTCCAGGTGGCGTTTCACCTCGATGTGCAAGAAGGCCGGGAGGAAGACGGTTCGGCGTCCGGCGGTCGACTTCGTGTCGCCCTCGACCCGGCGGCCTGTGGTCAGCTCCGGCGCGGCGTCGCTGATCCTGGCCGCGAGCGGTTCGAGCGTGACGTCGGGCCGCCGCAGTGCCGCCTGCTCCTCCGGCCGCATCGGCCCGTAGGCACCGAAGTAGACCATCAGCCGCCACCTGGGGCCCATGGCGTCCGCGAGCGCGTCGACCTGTTCGACGGTGGCGGTAGGGCGTTCCTTGGCCCTCTCGCTGCCGGCGCCCCTGATCCGGCAGGGGTTGCGGCGGATCAACTCGTCGTCGGCGGCCGTCTCCATGATGGCCTTGAGGAGGCGGTACGACTTGGCGACGGTCGTCGCACCGGTTGCCTCCAGCCGCTCGGCCCGCCAGGTACGCACACCGGGCGGTGTGATGTCGTCCAGGTTCACCGAGGCGAACGTGGGCAGCAGGTGCAACCGCAGGAGCCTTCGGTAGAGCTCCTCCGTGGTGGCCGAGAGGCCGCGCTCCTCGACCCACTGGACCGCGTAGGCAGCGAAGTTGACCGCCCCGGCGTCCGGGTCGACCCAGTGCTTGCGCTCGATGTCGGCCTGGGTGAGGGTGAGCCAGGTCTGGGCATCCGTGCGCGTCGAGAAAGTCTCCGGGGCGGTACGGCGGCTGCCGTCCGGGGCCCAGTAGCGTGCCTGCCAGCGCCCCGAAGGCAGTTGGCGGACCGTGCCGAATTCACGCCGCCTCTGCGGCTTGCGGGTGGCCATCAGGCGGCCTTCCCGTAACGGGAACGCTCATCGCGGAGAGTCGGCACGGTGCGCTCCTCGATGTATGCGGCGAGGGCGCTCTCGGGTATCCGCACGGGCTTACCGAGCTTGACGTAGCGGATACGGCGCTCCTGGACGAGTCGCCGGATGAAGCGCACGCCGGTGCCGAGGCGGTGGGCAGCCTGCTCCACGGTGAGGAGGGGGTCGGTAGTGGTCACCTCCTCCGGCTGGAGGGTGCGCTGAGCAGGGACGTGCGGTATCGCCGAAGGGCGCAAAGTTGGTGCTCCGGTTCTGGCCGGCGGGCAGGGCGGCAACCCTGGGCTGGCCTGGTGTCGTTCAGGGATGGGACGGGTGATGCGTCCGCAGCGGGGGTTTGCGTTCCCACTGCGGCGGCTGGATCGGTTCGCTACGCGTCGGAAGCGGGACCGTACTCCTCGTTGACCTTGATCAGCTCGGTCGCGATGGCGTTGGAGACCATCACGTCGGCTTCCTCACGGATGTCCGGGTGGTCGGCGAGGTAGGCATCGAGCTGGTCGCGGGCTCTCCGTGCCTCGTGGTTGGCGCGGTTGGAGGCCCGATAGGTGGCGACGACGTTGTCGATCAGCTCCATGGCGCGGCCCATGGTCGCCAGGCTGGGCGGCCCGACGAAGTTGCTGAGCGGGACGCCGAAGACCTCGGCGAAGCCGATGGCCTCGTCGAGGTTGATGCGGCGCTTGCGGTTCTCGATACGCCACACCGCGGACGGGTTCATGTCGAAGCCGGCCTCGTTCATGTGGTCGGACAGCGTCGTGGTGCTCCAGCCGCGCTTCTCCCGCTCCAGCTTGATCCGCACGGTGGCGTTCTCTTCGCCGCTGAGGAGCACCCCCTCGGAGCCCTCTTCGTCATCCGACATCGCCGCCTCCTCTCACTCTCCGCGTTCACCGCCACCTCGGCGCATGCCATAACGCTAGCATCGCTTCTGCTGATCGCAAAACGCTATGCGATCCGCAGAGGTGGTGGTACAGTTGAAACTCCCCAGCAGACCGCACCGGTCCGCTGGCGCGCGCTTCGACCTGCCCAGAAGCACAAAAAGCCCCCCGGTGACCCAACACCGAGGGGCTCAGCGCGCAAACCTCATGCCGCCCATCCCTGAACGACTGACCTGCAAGCCGGGATTGCCGTCCCATTGGCCTGCAAGTAGAGGAGCTACATGTCCAGTATGGACGATCCCGCCCCGAGCACGCCATCTCTTCCCGTCGGCGCGGCCGCCTGGCCGCCCGTGGCCGTACCCGGCCGCCCCCGTCCCGACGAGGACGCGCCCTCCTCCGAACAGCACCACCTCGCCTCCGCCTCCGAAGGCGAAGAAGTCCTCACGTCGCTGCGGGAGCAGATCCTGCGGTACGTGGTGATGCCGAGCGAGGAGGCATCAGTGGCGGTGACTTTGTGGGTTGCGGCGACGCACCTGCAGACCGCATGGCAGCACGCGCCGCGTTTGGCGGTGGTGGGGCCTGCGAAGCGGTGCGGTAAGTCACGGCTACTGGACGTGATCACCGAGAGCGTCCACGATCCGCTCATCACGGTCAACGCCTCGGCCGCCGCGGTGTTCCGGTCGATCACCGATACCCCGCCCACCCTGCTGGTCGACGAGGCCGACACCCTTTTCGGGTCCGCGAAGGTCGCGGAGAAGAACGAGGAGATGCGCGGCCTGCTCAACGCCGGGCACCAGCGCAACCGCCCGACCCTGCGGGTCTCAGGACCCAACCACGAGGTGTCGAAGTTCCCCACTTTCGCCATGGCAGCCCTCGCCGGGATCGGGGACCTGCCTGACACGATCATGGACCGCTCGGTCGTGATCCGTATGCGGCGCCGCATGCCGGGCGAGAAGGTCGCCGAATTCCGTACCTTCCGCGACACCCCGCCACTCCACGCCCTGCGCGAGCGACTCGCCACATGGCTGGGCCCGCTCCACGCCAGCGCGATGGAACTGACACCCGCCATGCCGGTCGAAGACCGGGCGGCCGACACCTGGCAGCCACTGGTCGCAGTCGCCGACCTCGCCGACGGGATGTGGCCTTCCCTCGCCCGCAATGCTTGCCGGGTCATGGCGAAGCACGAGGCCGAGCAGGACCAAGACCGGAGCAGCCTGGGCATCCGCCTCCTGGCCGACGTCCGCCGCGCCTTCGCCTCCGAGGGCAACCCACCAGCACTGCGCACCAGTCGGCTCCTCGACATCCTCAACCAGGACGCCGAGACTCCCTGGCCGGAGTACACCGCCAACGGCCTCACTCCACGGGGCCTGCAGATCCTGCTCAACGAGTACGGCATCAGCTCCGCCCCCAAGCGCTTCCACGGCAACGTCCAGGCTCGGGGCTACACCCGTCGGCACTTCGCCGACGCCTGGGCCCGCTACTGCCCCGAGCCCGCACCCGAATCCGCGACCGGGGCCTGACCCTGCGCGACCCGTCACGACTCGTCTCCGCGCAGGTCAAAGCGGTGACAGGTCGAGATCCGGTGACGAGTCGTCTCGACGTCACTGCCACACCCGCATCTGCCCTGACCAGGCATGCGACATGTCGTGACGGGTCCTCGCGCCCGTGGGCCGAACCTCGCACCTCTTGGAGCACTCCCCCCTTGCCTTCACCCACTCGCGCCGCAGGACCGTCGACCGCGCTGCCGCCCTTGGCACCTGCCATCCGCACCGGTGTCGCGCTGCTGGCCGTGGCCGCCTTCGCGCTTTCCTACGACGCCCTGCGTCAGATGGCCGCCGCCAGCCACATCCATCCCGCGCTCACCTACGCCTTCCCGCTCGTCATCGACGGGTTCATCGCCATCGGGATCGGCTCCCTGCTCGTCCTACGGACCGCGCCCTTGTCCGCCCGCCTCTACGTCTCGGCCCTGGTCGGCATCGCCACCGCCACCAGCATCTGGGCCAACGTCCTGCACGCCATCCGCCTCAACCAGCAGAACCGGCGCAGCGCACTCGCTCTCGACGACCTCACCGTCGGGGCCATCTCAGCCATCGCCCCGCTCGCCCTGGCCGGAGCCGTCCACCTCTACCTCCTCGTCCAACGCCGACCCACGCGAACGAAGCCCCGCCCCGAACCGCACAACGACGGAGCCACCTCTCCCGAAGACGGGGTGACCCCCACACCGGCCCCGGTGCCCGACGCCGATGCGGCCAAGGCCCCTGCGGTGTCCGTGTCTCAGCACACCCAGCCACGTGGCAAACGTCGCGGCCGACCGAGCGCCACCTTCGAGCAGGCAGTGGAGATCGGACGTACGGCCCCCACGGGACGTGGCGGCCAAATCTCTCGCCGCCACATCGAGGCGGCCGTCCACGCCAAGGGACTCGGCATCGGGCGGTCCCGCCTGGACGAGGTCAAGAACCTCCTCCAGGCCGAGCTCGACCAAGCCCGAACCACGGCGTAGGCCCGCGCCCTCCCTCCAACTGCTCGCCTCGGAATCGCCGGGGCGAGCACGGCTTCCCCTTCGTACGGTCAGAGAGCCCCTCATGCACGAACAGTCCACACACCCCCTCCCCCACTCCTCTCGTCACCTGACCTCCACCCCAGCCCCAGGCGGAGCAAGGTATGGCGTTGGACCGTCCAAGGGCCGGTCCAACGCAGGCTCCTCCGCCCCGGGGGTGGCGGAGGGTCTCGGGCCCCAGTGGGCACCCGAGCAGGATCAGCCCATCGGCACCTCCAGCGCTGCCGTGCCGCAACCGCGTGCCTCCGAAGCCGCCGCGCTCCACCGCGTCGCCCGCCGCCGCGACCGCAACGAGACCCAGCGCACCGCGCGCGTCGATGTCCGCTACAGCACGCAAGAGAAGGCGGACATCGTCGCCAAGGCCCGCTCGCTGAACATCGCCGCCGCCCACTACGTCGGTGCCGTCGTCATGGCCCACCTCGACGGGGACCTCGCCTTGCCCAGTCAGCGCACCCCGCTCGACGACTACGTCGACGAACTCACCACCCTCCGTGGCGAGGTCGCCAAGATCGGCCACAACATCAACCAGATCGCCAGGAAGCTCAACTTCGGCGACCTCCCTCACTCCGGCGACACCGCCACCCTGGCCCAGGCCGAACGCACCCTCGCCGCGGTCGGCACCGCCGTCCGCCACATCGCGGAGGCCACCAACCAAGCCGTCGCCACAAAGAGCCACCGATGATCGCCAAGATCAGCAGCGGGAAGAGCACAGCCGGCCTCATCCGCTACCTCTACGGACCAGGCCGCGCCAACGAACACACCGATCCCCACCTCGTCGCCTCCTGGGACGGCTACGCCCCCGACCCCGGCCGCGCCGACGACAGCACGGCGGCCAGGAAGCAGCTCGTCGACGACCTCGACCTGCGCGTCAAGCAAGCTGATCGACTAGGCCGCGCCCCGAAGCAGCACGTGTGGCACTGCTCTCTCCGCGCGGCACCCGGTGACCGCATCCTCGAAGACGGCGAGTGGGCGGACATCGCCCGTCGCGTCGTCGCGGCCACCGGCATCGCACCGGCGGACGACCCGGACGGCTGCCGCTGGATCGCCGTACGCCACGCCCCCGATCACATCCACATCGCCGCCACGAAGGTACGAGGTGACCTCCGCTCAGCACGTCACTGGAACGACTACCTCACCGCTGACCGCGAACTCGCAGCCATCGAGAAAAAATACGGGCTGCAACGGGTCATCCGCGGTGACCGCACTGCCGCCAAACGGCCCCAGCGCGCCGAACGGGAGAAGGCCCTGCGGAACGGCCATGCCAAGGCTGCCCGCGAACGCCTGCGGGCCGTGGTCCGCACAGCGGCGGCTGCCGCCACCGATACCGACGAGTTCCTCGGTCTGCTCACCCACACCAAGGGGGTTCTCGTCGAGGTCCTGTACTTCCCCTCAGGAGAACCACGCGGCTACAAGGTCGCTCTGGAGAACGACCGGAACGCGAAAGCAGAACCGGTGTGGTTCTCCGGTTCCACGCTGGCGCCGGATCTCTCCCTCCCGAAGATCCAGAGCCGTCTCGCCGCAGCAGAGGTTCCATCGTCCGCCGAGGGGCGCCTCAGGCCGCACCCATGGCATCAAGCCACCGCAGCCACCGAGCGCATCCCCCACCACCTCGACCAGCCGGACGCCGAAGCCGCCCAGGCCCACCTGGCCGCCTTCGGCGAAGCGCTCGACGCCGTAGCTCTCACCGCACCGCCGGACATTCGTACCGAACTCCGCTCAGCGGCCTCAGCTTTCGAGCGCGCGACCCGTTCGCGCGTCCGCGCCGAGCACCACCACGCTCGTGCCCTACGCGGCGCGGTCAAGGCGATGCTTCGCGAGCCGGCGCCGAGGGACGGAGCTGCCTTGGCGATGTTCCTCGACGCCGCGCTCCTCGCCGTCATCGCCGCCGCACGCTGGCACGACCGACGAGAGCACGAGCAACAGGTGGCCGCAGCCCACAAGAGCCTGCTCCACCTCCAGGCCGCCTACGACCACACGGCAGCCACGCCCCTACTGGTCCTCGGCCAACGCCGACCGTCCCAGAATCTTGCGGACCAATACGTCCGGCTCATCCGCCAGGCCGCCCCGGCGCACGCCGACCAGATCCTTGCCGACTCTGCCTCGCAGGCGCTCACCACCGCATTGGCCGAAGCAGAGGCAGCGGGCCACGACCCCAAACGTCTGCTGCAGCAGGCAGCAGACGAACGAGCCCTCGACGACGCACGCTCCCCGGCACGCACCCTCACCTGGCGCGTACATCGGCTCTCGCAGAGGCCGGCTCCCAGTCGACGAGCTCTGGCGGCACAGGCTCGCAGCACCGGACTACGCCACACGCCCTCGCCCGAACCTGCGGCGACGGCTCCACCCACCATTCCCGCGTCTCGCACTCGGCGGAGGTGA